GCGTGTGGGCACGGCCTACGTCCCGACGTCGCAGAAGATCCTGCGTGCGACCGGCGCCATCACCGGCACGTTCACGGTCGGCGAGAACGTCTTCCAGCTGATCGACACGACCAGCGCGGCGACTGCGCTCGACGTGGCTTACGGCCGCGTCGTGGCGACCGGCGGCTCGGGCGGCTCGGCGTACGTCGACATCCAGACGTACGACTCGTCGTTCCCGTTCGCGATCGAAGCTGCGCCGCCTGCCGACATCACCGGCGTCGACTCCGGCGCGACGCAGGCGACCACGGCCGTCGAGCTGGTGCAGGGTCAGTCGCTCACCGCGAAGTTCTTCGAGGACGGTATCTCGAAGACGTTCGCCGGCTGCCGGGGCTCGAACACCTTCAACCTGCCCACGGGTGGCTTCCCCACGATGGACGTCAACCTGCAGGGCGCCTACAACGCTGTCGCCGACGAGGCGAACCTCTCGACCGGCGGTGCGACGCAGGCCGCCGTTCCGACGTTCCTCGGCACCGAGTTCCGCGTCAACCGGACCTGGCTCCCGTGCGCGTCGCAGATCACGATCGACATGGGGCAGACCCTCGTGCGTCGGACCTGTCAAAACAACGCCGCAGGCCTGGAGGGCTTCATCATCACCGATCGCACGCCGACGCTGACGATGGACCCCGAGCAGGTGCAGGAGATCGTCTCCGGCGCCTACACGAAGGCGAAGAACGCGACGACGTTCGACATGCAGCTGCGCTTCGGCAACTTCACGAGCGGCTCGGGCGTCGACGCCTGGCTGATCTCGATGGACGTCTGCCAGTACGAGGCGCTCAACGCCGGCGATCGGGACGGACTGATCACCTACGACGCGACCGTCCAGATCAACTCGTACGACTCGGTGGAGGACGCCGAGATCGCCATCTGCAACTACGACCGCGCGGTCGTGGACGCCATCTGATCCAACCTAGCCGAAAGGGGCCGTACCCATGCAGCGCATCACCCGGAAGCCGAAGCTCCACGAGTTCATCCCGACGTCGCAGAAGCGCGTCGTCGAACCCGGACGCATCGAGCCCATCCTCGACGACGACGGCGAGCCCGTTCTCGACGAGGATGGCAACCCGACGCACGAGGTCATCGATCCCGTGCGCGAGCCGATCGACGAGCCGCTGACGTTCGTCTATCGGGAGCTTCGGCGTGCGGAGTTCTCCGCCGTGTCGGAGATCGTTCTTCGCGAGAAAGGCGAGTTCCAGTTCACGATCGACACCGCCTACGAGGTGGTCGAGATCGTGACCGAGGAGATCCGCAACGCCGAGATCGAGGAGGACGACGGGAGCGTGAGGCCGATCGAGATCCCCGGCGACCTCGACCTGCTCCCCGCTGCCGACGTCGCCGAGTTCGGCCTGCACGTCTTCGCCGAGGCGCGACTGCGAGGCGACCAGGGGGAAAAGTGATCGCGGCGGCGCATCGCGTGCATCGGCTCGACGACGGCGCGCCGGACTGCACCGTGTGCCGTCGTCCTAGTCGCGCCGCGCTGCGCGAGCGCTGGGGATGCGATCGACCGGCCGTCAGCGAGGTCTTCCGGTCGACGTGTACCGAGTGCCACAACACCCGCGACGACTGCGAGACGTGCGGCGGCTCCGGCTCCCAGGGCTGGTACCGCTGCCCGTCTTCGCAGACCGACGACTTCGGCATGATGGTCGCCGAGGTCGCCGAGAACCTGACGGCGTGGGGCGAGTGGCCTGACGGGAAGCCCTGGCAGGACCAGCCGAACTCGCTCTACGAGGCGGTGAAGCTGTACCGGAGCGAGGTGGGTCGAATCCGTGAGGCGCAGCGCGAGTCGGCGCAGCGCGAGGCTGAGAGCGCGCGCAGGGCCGCGCAGGCGAAGCACCGATGACCGACCGCAGCGAATTCGTCGTCTCCTTCCGCAGCGAGGACCAGGGCCTCGTCGGCGACTTCAAGCAGATCGGTACCGCGGGCAAGCGCGCCGGCGACAAGATCGAGGATGCCTTCGAGGACGCCGGTCGCGAGGTGCGGAAGTTCGGTCAGACGACCGACCGCACGATGAACCGCGTGCGTCGGAGCACGTCGAGCGTGACGAAGGCCGCGACGAGCCTCCGTGGTGCGTTCCTCGGGCTCGGCGTCGGTCTCGCTGCCGCTGCCGGCGGGCGGGCGGCGTTCTCGCTCGGCACCGACCTCCTGAGCCAGGCCAGCGACGCCGAGGAGGCGCAATCGAAGTTCGACGTCGTGTTCCGCGGTGTCACCGAGGAGGCGACCGACGCGGTGCAGCGCATCGCCGACGAGACTGGCCGCTCGCGCTTCGCGCTGACCGACTTCTTCTCGACGCTGCAGGACACGTTCGTCCCGCTGGGCTTCGCGCGCGACGAGGCGCTGGAGCTTTCTGAGACGCTCGTGCAGCTCGGCGTCGACCTGGGCTCGTTCAACAACCGCGCGGACGCCGAAGTCATCAAGGCCCTGCAGTCGGCGATCGTCGGCAACACGGAGACGCTGCGACAGTTCGGCGTCGTGATCACCCAGGAGACTCTCAACCAGGAGCTGCTCGCGCAGGGGATCGAGGGCGGCGTCAAGGCTGCGACCGAGGCCGAGAAAGCGTACGCCCGTGTCGCGATCACGTTGCGCTCCACGACCGACGCGCAGGGCGACGCGGCTCGCACCGCGGAGTCGTTCGAGAACCGCGTCAAGCGCCTGCAGGCGGCCTTCGAGGAGGTCCGCGTCGAGCTGGGCGGCCAGCTGATCGAGCTGGTGAACGAGTTGGTGACGGACCTGGGTGGCCTGGACGAGATCGTCGACCTGGTCACGATCGGCCTGACCGCCGGTGCCGAGGCGTTCGAGATCATCCTCAAGGCCGCCTTCGCTGCGGCCGAGGGCTTCCTGCAGACGGGGCAGGACGCCGACACGCTGACCGAGAACATCAGCGGGCTCTCCGACGACTTCGAGGGATTCTTCGAGATCGCCGAGGACGTCGGCGAGGGCGTGAAGCGCTTCACGGACACAGTCGCCGACGCCGGGCCGATCTTCAGTGCGCTGGGCCAGACCGGCGCGATCGTCTTCAACGCACTCCAGGTCGGCGTCGACTCGCTGATCCTGGGCTTCACGGCCTTCCAGGGGACGATCCTCCCGATCCAGGAGCAGCTGCTGGGCCTCGCGCGCAGCGGCTTCGAGCCCCTGCAGGCGGCCTTCTCGTTCTTCGTGCGGGAGGGGATCGAGGGCTTCGCCGACATCCTCGACGGCGCCGCGCGCTTCGTCGCGTTCTTCGACAAGGATCTCTCGTTCGCGGCGAGCGGTGCTGCGGCCGTGATCCGCGGAAGCGCGTCGAACATCGCCGAGGGCTTCACCGAGGACGTCGACAACCTGCTCACCGCTGCCGAGGCGACCGCGAAGGACGCCGGCGAGCGACTGGGCGAGATCCAGCGCGACGCCGTCGAGCGCATCCTCGGCGCGCGCCCCGACGGCACCGGCGCGCTCGGTATCGACGATCTGCTCGGCTTCGGCGACACGTCGCTCGGCCCGCTCACCGGCGAGGGCAACGCCGAGGAGTTGGCGAACGCGATCGACAAGTTGTGGGAGGCCGCGGTCGAGATCGCGAACCCGGCCGAGATCCCCGTCGAGGTGCTTCCGCCGATGCCGGAGGAGGTCAAGGAGACGGTCATGCAGATCGAGGCCGAGGCGCCGCCGGTGAAGGTGGAGGTCAAGGTCGAGGGCGACACCGAGGAGACGAAGAAGAGCGTCGAGGAGACGAAGGACGCAATCGACGAGTTCTCCGCGGTCGCGCAGGACTCGTTCGAGGGCCTCCTCGTCAACCTCTCCGACGGCGAGCGCGGCTTCGAGGACTTCGCGAACACGGCGATTCGCTCCCTTGCACGCGTCGCCGCGCAACAGCTGACATCTTCGATCTTCACGGGGCTCGGGTTCAGCGAGGGTGGGACGCTCTCGTTCTCGCAGGGTGGCACGCTCACGAGCGGCGGGAAGCCGATCAGTTTCGGCGCGTTCCCGACCGGCGGGGTCGTGCGTGACCCAACCGTCGCCCTGTTCGGCGACCAGTCGCCCGCGTTCAAGGGCGAGGCGTTCGTGCCGATCCCCGGCGACGCGCAGGGCATCCCCGTCGACTTCCGTGGCGGCTTCCCGGAGCAAGCCGCGGGCGGCGACTCGGCGCCGATCTACAACTTCCGCTTCGACGTCAGCGCGACGGACGCCGCATCGTTCAACGATCAGCTCGTGCGCAGCTCCACGCGAGATCTGCTCACCGGCATCGTCGCCGACGGGATTCGTGGGGCGAGCCCGGGGCTCCGCGCCGAGGTTCGGAGTGTCGCGAACAGCGCATGAGCCATGCACGTCATCCCCTCCGACGACTCCTTCGACTACGGCAACGCTGGTTCCGATCCCTACGGAACCTTCTTGCTCGGGTACTTGGGCTGGGAGCCGAAGAGCGGCGTGGACGCTGGGCTCCTCGTTCGCAGCGGCGCGGTCGGTCCGGGGCGCGCGTGGGCGATCGGCGAAGAGGACATCGCGACGAACGACGACGTGCCCGTCGCGTTCATGCGCCGGCAGTCGTTTCAGGCCGACTGCTCTGTCCGGGCGGCCTTCAAGTTCACTGCGCGTCAGGGTGTTGCGACCCAGGATCACGGGTACGAGCTGGGCGTCTTCGCTCGCGCTACTGGCGGCACCCTGACCGACGACGGGACCGAGTTCGTCCACTACGTCGATGGAAGCGCCTACGCCGCGCTGCTCACGCGGACCGGCACCGATGCGTACGACCTGACGATCGCGCGGTGGAGCGGCGGGACTGAGACGACGCTCGCGACGAAGTCGCTCACGCTGATCGCTCCGACGCTCGTCAGCAAGGCGCTGCGGCTGCGCCTCGACTGCGTGACGAACGTCTCAGGCGACGTCGAGCTGTCCGCGCAGGTGCAGAACCTCGCGGCCTACGACGTCACGCCGAAGAAGCCGTCGCGCCCGGTCGGCGGCTTCCAGCTTCCCGGCGCCTCGGTCGGCATCCTGGACATCGAGGACGACTGGACGGAGCTGCTCTCGCACACCGACAGCTCGGGCTCGAAGCTCACTTCGGCTGGCCGCTGCGGGTTCCTGATCGAGCGCGAGCGCGAGTACGACTCCGGCGCGACGCGGATCGTGACGGCGATCTCGAACTTCACGGTGCGCACCGAGGCGGAAACGATCCTGTTCGCCGACGGCTTCAAGCGTGCGGCGATCAACCTCGGGCGCCCCTTCACTGACGCGTGGTCGGACCCGGCGACCTCGGTGCAGGGCGACTGGACGCACGACCTGTTCAGTGTCGAGCAGGACGCGAGCGTGATGCTGCGCCGCGACACCGCTGCCGAGGAGGTCACGCAGACGCCGACCGCGTCTCCGGGCTCGTCGATGAACCTGACGCCGGCGACGAGCGACTACCTCTCGATCGACCTGAGCGACGCCGGCTACGTCGGCGCGATCCCGCTGCGCTCGGCGACCCTGTTCACCTGGGCGTGCCGCACGAACCTCGACGCGAACGCCGCGGGCAACGTGCTCTGGGACGACTTCCTCTCGCTCGGCAACGGGCAGTCGATCGGGTTTACGCTCGGGCTGACTCCGGGCGGCGCGGCGAACACGTTCCGCATGTACGCGATCGTCAGCGGCACGGGGACCTCGTCGGGGACCACCTACGAGACCGCCGACATCGCCGAGGCGTCGATCCTCTCGACGACGGCGCACCTGGCCTGGACCCTCAGCTCGGCGAACGACCGGGTGCGCTTCTACCTGAACGGGACCCTGCAGGTGGAGCGCGCGATGACCGAGGACCCGGAGATCCGCGGCGCGACCGAGACCCGGGTGGGCTGGAACGGCACGGCCGGCGCCACGACCGCGAACTTCCTCGACGGGCGCGTCGACGACCTCCGGCTCTACTGGCTGGAGCTGGACGCCGCGGCCCTGCAGCACCTCGCCGCGACCAGCCTCTCCGGGGTCGGGACGGGGATCGACTTCCCGTCCCTGGGACTCCTGATCGACTTCGAGGCGGCTCAGAGCCAGGTCGCGACCCTCGGCGGGTACTTCCCGGCCACGCACGGCGTCTCTCCTGGCGTCTCCTGGGCTTTCGAGGGGTCTGCGGCGACGACGACCGGGATCAGCGCCGCGGCCCGTACGCGGGCGTACAGCGCCTCCCAGCGCCCCGTCGACGACGACCGGAACCAGAACCGGGCCGTGACGGTCGAGCTGGCCGACGTGAACACCACGGCCGGGCCCTTCGTGCGGGGCGCGCTGGCGGCCGACGGGACCTTCACGGGCTACCGCCTGGACGTCCGCCCGGCCCCCGACGCCGTCGCGCTGCTCTACCGGGTCAACTCCGGGGCCGAGACCCTGCTGGCGCAGGCGTCGATCACGCTGGCCCTCTCGACCCAGTACGTCGTCCAGCTGCAGGTGAGCCGCTCGAATTCCGGGCAGCCCGACTCGGCCAGCACGCTCGCGGCCTACCTCGGCGGGACGCAGATCGTGCTCGTCGCCGAGACGGCCGCCGACAACGTGTTCGCGGACAGCGCGGGGACGATCCGCGACGCGAGCACCAACCGGATCGCGTCGGGCAAGCTGGAGGGGTTCCACATCCTCACGCCCGGCGGGACCGGCGCGACCGACATCGACACCTGGGCCCAGGGCCCCCTCGACAACCTGACCTTCGCGATCGAGGGCGACTCGATCGTCCTGCGGTCGGAGGTCAGCGGGGTCACCGGGAACCTGACGGACGGCGTCGGGACCGGGAACGCTCCGCTGCAGCCGCTGCGCCGCGCGCAGCTCGCGCACATCGACGTCGCCCGGTACGAGTCGTCCCACCCCGTGCGCAAGCTGCGCGGGGAGGTCTCGCGGCGCGGGTTCGAGAGCGTGTCGTTCCTGCTCTCCGACTCGGAGCTGACGGCGTTCCGCACGTTCTTCAACGACCACCGCGCGAGCGAGATCCCGTTCCTCTGGACGCCGCCGGACGAAGCGCAGGGGACCTTCTCGTTCGGCCGCCCGCAGTTCACCGCGACGCCGATCGTCCCCGGGCAGACGCAGGTTACCTTCGACCTGATCGAGCGGCTCGACTACGTGGACAGCCCGCCCGCGCTCCTCACGCCGGCGCAGGCGCCCGGTCGCCTCTTCTGGTGCTCGGCGCAGACGAACTGCTTCACGATCTCGCCGACGCCCGACGCGGTCCCCGACGACAAGACGAAGACGTTCACCTCGCTCCTCGGTCCCGTCGATCGCTGGTCGAACGCCGACGCGCAGTACCCCTCCCCGACGGACGGCTCGGTCGGTCGTCACCTCAGCGCGGCCTTCTCGGACTCGGTGGGCAACGGCACCCCGCGCTGGGGGCTCGTCGAGTTCGCGTCGACGGCGGTCATCAACGGCAAGCGCACGATCGAGTCGCGCGAGAACGACGTCTACTACCTCGCGAATCCGAACCTGAACTTCTACGTCCTGCCGTGGTGGGGCGAGTCGGGGTTCACGTTCATCGCACACATCATCCCGCCGACGTCGGGCTACGGCGCGAGCGAGCACATCCTCCGGCTCGCCGACCCCAGCGGGAACGAGATCTGCCGCGTCGGCTGGACGACGTCGCAGTTCTACGCGGTGCCCGGTGTCGTGATCGCGGGGGGTGCGCTCTCTGGCTACGACCTCGGCGGCTCCACGGCAGCGAAGACGATCGTCGTGCGCTGGCAGCCGAACTCGCCGATTCGGATCTACGACGGCGGCGGCGCGGCAGTGGCCTCGACCTCGGCGTCCATTCCGGCGCTGCCGCTGGCGGTTCCCCTCTTCCAGTCGATCTTCCAGTCGTCGACCTCGGAGGGCACCGCGCTCTCGCCTGACGCCGACATCGGCACGCGGCTGTTCCTGCAGGAGGTCGCCGCCTTCTCGCGCGGCCTCACCGACGACGAGATCAACGGCATCGGGAGCTACTTCGCCGCGCAGTACGGCTCGACCTGGACGGACTTGGCATGAGAGACATCCCCGAAGAGTTCCGGCTCGCGAAGGACGAGCGGTTCCAGCAGTACCCGTGGGTGTGGCTGGTCGAGACGAGCGTTCCGACGACGCCGATCAAGCCGCTGCGCATCTGCAACTACACGAAGGTCGTCGAGTTCGACGCCGACAACACCGGCATCCCGCAGAAGTTCTACCCCGCGCCGTTCTCGTTCGGTGACGTGCGCATCGACACGGAGGGCTCGCTCCCGTCGCTGCCGCTGACGATCGGGAACGTGACGCGGGAGGTGCTCGCGATCCTGCTGAACAACGACTACCTCGTCGGGCGCGACGCGAAGCTGACGCTCGTCAACGCCGCGTCGCTGGACAACGCCGACGCCAAGATGGAATTCCCGGTGCAGATCCGCTCCGCGTCGGAGAACAACTCGACGATCACGTTCAACCTGTCGAGCTTCGCCCTCAACAACGTCACCGCGCCCCAGTTCCGCGTCTCGCGTACGGGCTGCTGGCACAACTACGGCGACGACGGCTGCGGCTTCGATATCGCCGGGCTCGACCCCGGGCAGGCCACGCTGGGCGCCTGCGGGAAGACGATCCCCGAGTGCGAGGCCCGCGGCGCCCTTGAGGTGGCGGACGGCCGTCCGCAGGATCACCCGAAGCGGATCGGGCTGTTCCCTGGACTCCCGCTGGCTGGACAATGACCTCGCGCGACTTCAAGGACCTGATGGAGATTCCCTGGCGGGAGCTGCACTGCGGGCAGCTCGCCTACCGGGTCCTGACCGAGTTCTTCGACATCGACGTCCGCGAAAGCGACCTCTGGATGTCGAGCAAGGACATCGGCACCGCGGAACTGGAGCGCCTCGTCGATCGCTACCTGCAGACGCAGGGGCATCGCTGGCAGCTCGTCGAGGATGCCCAGATCGGCGACGTCGTCCTCTCCGCTGGCTCGCAGGAGTTCGGGCGGCACCACCTCTCGGTGGTCATCTCGACCGAGCCGTTCGCGAAGGTCATCACCACCTCGCGCAAGGCCGGCTACCCGTTCATCCAGCACCTCGATCGCACGCCGCAGGTGATGGGGATCTACCGCTTCGTCGGAGACCAGGGATGAAGCACGTTGTCGCAGTCAGGCCGCGGAACTGGTTCGACGTCGAGATCGAGCGTGACATCGTCTCGTGGCGCGAGGGACTCAAGGTCGCCGACCTCCACCCGACCGCCGATCACGCGAAGGCAATCTTCCGAATCGGTGGACGCATCGCCGAGCCCGACGAGGACGTCCTCCCCGGCGACGTCGTGATGTGCATCGAGTCGCCCGGCGACCCGGTGTCGGCCGTGACCTGGCTCTTCACGAAGGCGATCGAGATCGCGATCTACGCGGCGGTCGGCGCGCTGGTCTCGAAGCTGATCGGCAAGCCCGACCCGCCGAAGGCGATCGGCGACGACTCGAAGCCCTCGGAGTCGTTCACGTTCGGCGGAACGCGAACGCTCTACTCCGGGGTCGGCGTCCCGCTCCCCGTCATCTACGGCGAGCGAGCCGTCGGGGGCATCGTGATCGGGCAGCGCGTCGTGGCGACCGGATCCCCGCAGCCGCAGCAGTTCCTCACGCTGACGCTCGCGCTCTCCTGGGGCGAGGTCGAGTCGATCGCTGGCATCACGGAGGACCGCGACAACATCGCCGGCAGCAAGCTGCCGAAGTCGATCCTGATCAACGAGAACCCGATCACCGAGTACGAGGGCGTCGAGCTGGACGTGCGGATGGGCACGCCGGATCAGGAGCCGATCCCCGGCGCTCCCACGACCGCGGTCATCTCGGAGATCGGCCTGCCGCTGACGAACAACCACATCGACGACGGCCTCGCGGCGGTGACCGACTGGACGAACGCAGTCACGTACACGATGCCCGAGGCGGGCGACGGCGTGCTGCTGAACTTCGGCTTCCCCCTCGGCCTCTACAAGCAGGGCGGCGCTTCGCTTCTCGCGGAGAAGGTCGAGCTGCAGATCCGGTACCGCGCGCTCGATGGCGGCGGGTCTCCGACCGGCGACTACTTCCCCGGCGGTTCGGCTTCGCCGGAGGATGGGATCGCGTTCGACGTCGAGCGCGCGCTGCTCTCGCCGTTCAGCGAGTCGTTCTTCCTGCCGCTGTACGACCCTGCGCTCGGCCCGGCGCTCCTGGTACCCGAAGGCATCTTCTTCAACTCGTTCATCTCCAGCGGGGTGACGCAGGGCTACAACGCCGGCAGCGACCTCGACACCACCTGGCCGCTGGAGGGGCAGAACGTCGAGAAGCTCTCGATCGAGATGTGGGTGCAGCTGACTGGCTCGAACGTCTCCGGCGTCTTCGAGTCGGTGCTCATGCACATCACCGACGATCTCGCTGGCGCGCTGAACTCGTTCCAGGGCCAGGATCCCGACGCGAACGCAGGCCCGGCGGCGTTCACTGGCCTCGGCATCTACGATCGCTCGGTGGGGCAGAACAAGGTGATCGGTTTCTACTGGGGCGACGGCGTCGGCCTCGGTGAGGACACCGGCTGGGTTCGATGCGAGGCGAGCGACTTCATCGTCGACTGCCCGGAGGGGACGTTCCTCCCCGACGACTACCAGGAGCAGGTGAACGGCCAGACCTCCGGCTTCAACGAGAAGGTCCAGGTCTTCATCACCTACGAGCGGGACTTCGATGGCAGCGGCAACAACCGCGGGCGCATCTACATGAACGGCACGCTGCAGGCCGAAACGATCTCGACGATCGAGTTCAAGTGGCCTGCGAACGCCGACCTTCCTGCTGCGAGCACCGGCGCTGGGCCCGTCGTGATCAACTCCGTCGGCGGCCAGGGGATCCGCTTCAAGGTCTACAGCGGCCGCCGCATCTACGACCGCGTCGTGATCTACAACGACGTCATCGAGTCCGACGCCATCTTCTTCAAGTACAGCAGCGCCTCGATCCCCGATCTCGCGAACGAGGACGTCGAGGCGTGGTGGGAGATGGACACGCCCGACGTCCAAGACATCGGCGGCAGCCAGCAGCGCCTGCTCGACCGTTCGGGCAACGGGCACTCGATGCGGTTCTACAACTCGTCGACGGGCGGCACGTTCCAGTACTACACCGCGTCGTTTGGCCCGAACCTTGGTGCCGGCGCCGGCTGGTCCTCTGGAGATTGGCCCGACAGCACGATCGGCGGATCGCTCGGGATCGGTAACGTGCGCGGCCTCACCGGTTCTGCGCAGCCGTTCGCCGGGTCCCCGCTTCGCGGTCGGTACGCGATCGAGGTGCAGCGGGTGGACCTGGTCGAGAACGCCGACGACCTCGCGGACAAGGTCGAGCTTTCGACGGCGTCGGTGATCTCGACGACGGAGTTCTCCTACCCGAAGGTCGCGGTCGTCTCGATCCGCCTGCCGGCGCAGGACCAACTCTCGAACCTGCGGCCCAACATCTCGATCCCGGTGCGCGGCCTGCGCGTCAACGTGTGGGATGGCGTCGACGAAGACGCGCCGGTCTTCAACAAGATCTGGACGCGGAACAACGCGTGGATCGCGCTCGACATGCTGACGAACCCGCTCGTCGGGCTCGACCAGTTCTTCTCGATCGACCAGTCGCCCGTACTGCCGAAGTTCCTCGCCTGGGCGGAACATTGCGCCTTCAACGTCAGCAACCAGTCCGAGGTGTGGTCGCCGGCGCCCTCGGGATCGGGCTACGTCACGGAGATGCGCTGGGTCGCCGGCGTGCCGAACCGGCTGATCTTCACGGTGACGAACGTCAACAGCGACCCGGCGGTGAAGGCCGTGCCGGTCGGCTGGAACAACAGCACGACGCAGGTGACCGTCTCAGGCATCCCCGCGGCCCAGGTCGCGCAGGGGTGGCCGAACGACTTCACCGCCGACCTACTCTCCGTCGATCCGTCTGGGAACATCCAGTCGATCGAGTTCGACCTCGCCGACATCGGCAACCCGACGATCCTCGATCCGCCCGGCCCGTCGATCCTCCTGCCCGAGGCGACGTTCACGGCGGGCACTGCGGTCGAGCCGCGGCACGAAGCCGACGTTGTGCTCGACGCCGAGAACCAGAGCGCGTGGGACGCCATCGTGCAGGTCGCGCACGCCGGGCGCGCGTCGCTCTTCCGTGTCGGCAACCGCGTCTCCGTTGCGATCCAGAATATCCGCGAGCCGGTGCAGATGTTCAGCGACGCGAACATCATCCCGGGTACGCTGACGACGTCCTCGATCGCGGCCGACGAGGAGTTCAACTCGGTCGGCTACACGTTCCCGAACCGGAACAAGCAGTACCGCTCGGACTCGCTACCGGTCGACGACACGGGGCTGAACAACGCGTCGACCGATCGCCGCGTGACGCGTGCGCTCTCCTCGTCGGTCGTCACACGCCCCTCAGAGATCCGCCGTGCGGGTCGCTTCGCCATCAACGCGAACCAGCTCACGCGCCAGTGGGTCGAGTTCGAGACGCTGGCCGAGGCGCTCGCGGTCGAGCCTGGTGACGTCTTCCTCCTCTCCGCTGCCCGCCCCGCGCTCGGATTCGCAGGCAGGCTCCCGGCGATCGCCGGCGGCACGACGTTCACGCTCGACGTGCCCGTCACGCTCCAGCCGACCGAGAGCTACAAGGCCGCGCTGCAGACGCAGGACGGCTCGATCTTCGTCGCCAACGTCGTGACGGCGGCCGGTTCCTACGAGGCCGGCGACACGATCACCCTGGACGCGGTCATCACCTCGGGCGGTGGCGGCGTCGCGCTCGCCGACGCGCACTGGGCGATCGGCTCGACCGACGAGGTGACGCGCGAGTTCCAGGTCGTCGCGGTCGAGATGACGATCGACCTCCGGTTCAAGATCCGGGCGGCGGCCTACTACGACGAGGTCTACGACGAGACCGGGTTCCCCGACCTCCCCGACGAGTCCGGCTCGGAGCTGTACGACCCGTCCGAGGTCTCGATGCCGCCCCCGCTGCAGTCGGTCGCGGTCGAGGAGGCCGCGGGCCCGTCGAGCTTCGGCACCTCCGGCTCCGAGGGGCTCCTGGTGAGCGTCCAGCGGGCCCCCAGCGACAACCTCTCGGCCGCGGCCGGGGACGTCCAGGTGTTCGCCCGCCGGGCCTCGGGGGGCGGCGTGGGGCAGCCCCTCCCCTGGTCGGCCGTCGGGACCATCCCCGCCGGCAGCAACCTGGGCACGTTCCCCCTCCCGGGCGGCTCCTGGGCCCCTGGCGACGTCGTCGAGGTGGCAGCGTCCCACAGGGGCCTCGCTGGAGCGTCCCTGGGGCCGCTCAGGGCCCGCAAAGCCCGCGTGGTCCTCACGGGCCGCGGACCGGCCCCGAGCGCACCACGGGGCCTTGAGGCGCGTCAGACGGGGACCTCCGTGCTCTACCGCGTCACCGAGCCGACCTCGACGGAGCGCGCGCGGCCCGTTCGGACCGAGGTCCGCGCCGGCGGCTGGAAGCTCGGGCAGCACATCGCGACCCTCGTCCCCGGCGAGTGGAGCCGCCCCACCGACGCCTGGCTCTCCCTCCCGACGTCCTCCCAGAGCCGCACGGCACCGAAGCTGGTCGTCAGGCACGAGTACGCGAACGGGCAGTTCAGCGAGGCGATCGTCAGCCGACCGACCTTCACGGCTCCGGGCACGACGCTGAAGGAGGACTCGTTCGAGGACGGGCCCTGGAACAGCGTGACCGGCGACTCGGGTAGCGTGGCGCTCAGCGAGCTGGAGAACGAGACGCAGATCGACGGCGACGAGGTGCTGCGCTTCACGGACGCGAGCACCTCGACGGTCGGCACCTGGACCTCGCCCGAGTACGACCTCGGCTCGCGTCAGCAGGTCGCGGTGTTCTGGTACATCGAGGGCTCGCAGATCCACCCGATCAGCCTGCAGGAGTTCACCGAGCCGTTCAGCGGACGCGGGCCGGTGCGCGACTGGTCGGTCGAGGGCCCGCTGTCGGACTACCCCGACATCCCGACGCAGTACCAGGGCGACGTCGAGCTGACGCTGGAGATCGCGTTCAGCGACACCGCGACGCCGGGCACCGACTGGCAGGAGTATCGGCCGGGTCTCTACACCGGGCGCTCGTTCGCGTTCCGCATCTCGATCGAGCGACCGAGCGAGGACTGGAACGTCGAGGTCTGGCGCGGCGCGTTCCGCATCACCGAGCCGGCGCAGGTCGTCACCTTCGGGGGGAGCTTCTGATGGGCGGGCGCGACTACGACGGCCAGGTCATCCATCGGCACCGCACGGGCGACAGCGCGGATCGTACCTCGATCACGCCGCTGAACGGCGAGCTGATCGTGACGCAGGACGGACCGAGCCCGCGCGTCTGGGCGCAGGGCGACACGCCGATCGCGGGCGGCTATCTCGTCGGCCCGGCAGGCAAGTGCTACGTCCACCAGTCGGCGAACCAGGATATCGGCACGTTCACGGCGTTCCCGTGGAACCAGCAGCGCACGGTCACGCCGGAGTTCACGCACTCGACGTCGACGAGCAACAGCGAGGTGACGGTCGAGGAGGACGGCGAGTACAACATCGAGGCGAACCTGTCCCTGCTCTTCGTAAACGCGACGACGTTCGAGATCGACATCCAGCGTTACAACGGCTCGTCGTGGAACACGCTGCCCGGCGGCAAGGCGATCGTCAGCGGCGCTGCGTCGTCCTCGGCCAACCTCCACGCCGTTGTCAGCGTCGGGCTCCTGGCGACCTGGAAGATCCGCGTGCTCGCGTTCAACTTCCTCTTCGCCACGGGCAACACGACTGTCTACGGCACGTTCGGCAACCTGAACATCACACGCATTCGATGAACCGAAACACCCTGGCCGCCTGCGCGGCCTTCACCCTTGCGTTCCTGATCCCCATGAGCACCTTCCCCCTGTCCGACGCGCAGCCCGAGGTTGCCGTTTCGAAGCTGGCCCGCGAACTGAACCAGCGGGCGAACGCCGTGCGCTCGAACGAGGCGGCGACGTCGTTCCCCACCAACCCCGTCGCGGGGCAGTTCGCGTACCGCACCGACCTCGGGTGGGTGTACCAGCGGAACAGCGCGAACACGGCGTGGATCGCGATGTGGGAACTCGACAACGGCCCGCGCGCGCCCGAGTACTTCTACGAGTCGAGCATCAGCGACAGCGAGTGGGTGAGCACGACCGAGGTCGCGGTCTCGCCTGGTGGCGGCGCTGAGACCGAAGGTGTCGACGTCGTCGTGTTCGTGAACAAGCTCGGCGCGCAGAACTTCGACGTGAAGCTGAACGACGACGCCGATTGGAACGGGCGCAACGCGCGCATCGTCCACGGCCAGGGGCTGAACCAGTACTACATCGACGTCCTGAACGAGAGTGACGACTCCCAGATCGTCCGGCTTCACTACCCCGGCGAGTGGATCGAGCTTCAGAACGTCGCCGGCGGATGGACGCCCGTCGCCTGGAAGCTCAACGGCTTCAAGGAGATCACGGCCGACGAGTCGCCGTGGCTCTCGACGAACTGGTGGGTCACGCGTTGGTTCTGCGACGCGAGCGGAGGAGCTTTCAACGTCACGCTGAACGACCCGAGCAATATCACGACGATCGCCGAGACGCCGCTCTACTACAAGAACGTCGGCAGCTCGAACAACGTCACGCTCACGACGAGCGGGAACCTGATCAACGGCAGCACGAGCACGCACGTTCTCACGCCGGGCGACTCTGTGACTCTGATCCCGGATCCGGCGGCGGGCGTCTACTACACGTTCTAGGCACCAATGGACCTCAGGGAGCTAGCGGATATGGCTTCGGAGGAGTACCGCGCGACACGAGAGGATCGCGCGATGCTCTACGCTGCTTTGGACGCGCTCCCTGTCCCTTTCTGGATCAAGGAGCCCGACGAGAGAGACGGGCGCATGGTTTGGATCAACAACGCATATTCCCTGCGTTGGGCTGTCCCAAAGGAAAAATACGTTGGCGCTCGTGACTCTGAGGTCTGGGGTGCCGAGCTTGCCCTAACATTTGCAAGGAATGACATGGCTGCACTCGAAGCTTCCCCGCGGCCCTACTTCACCGAAGAGCCTGTCCCCGAAGTGCCTGGTGACCCCCTGGAGGGTGCCCCGATCTGGCAGATCATCAAGCAGTCCATCGAGTGGAAGGATCGCAGCTGTGTCGTGGGCATCGCCGTATTCGGCGGCGACGCTGCGCGGATGGTCGCGAAGCTCGGTGCCGTGTACGGGGCAGGCGGTGAAACGCGATGACCGAGGATGTGAAGCTCGTCGAGCAGCTCTTCACCAGACTGGCTGCGGAAATCACGTCACTGCGCGAGGGCCTTACGGACGTTCGCGAGACGATGATCCGAATCGAATCCGACGTTCAGGTTCAGGCTCGCATGGCAACACAGGTAGAGAAAGTCTTCGAGCGCGTGGAGGAGATCTCTCGCTGGCGCGCTGCGGCTGAACCCGAGATGGCGAGGCTTCGCGTGGACCTGGACGAGATGCGCGAGGAGCGCGACGAGGCCCGCGCTGACGTTCGCAAGATGATGCTCGGCGTCCTCGGCTCGATTCTCGCGACGGGCGTCATGGGTGGGCTCTTGCTATGGATGAAGTTCGGAAATGGCGCCGGGTAATCGGACGCGCGTCCGTCGCGTTCGCGACGGCCTGGTTCTTAGTGGCCCTGATCGTGGGGCTTTCGTTTGTTCCTAGAGAGACAACCGTAGAGGGAGACATTCGGATGTTCCCTGATTACATCGATTGCTGGCAGTACGAAGCCCCGCCCGGGAGTGGAAACAAGGCGTCCACGTGCGTGCTCACGACCTGCGAACCTGACGAGACGGAGGAGGAGTGCGAAGCGCGCCACGACGCCAAGGTCGCGCGTCGCCAGGCTTCGAAGCCGCCCTGCGCTCCGATGGCTCCGGTGATCATGGGGTCCCCTGCCCTCGCGCCGATCCAGCCGAGCCGCGAGGGTCGCTAGTTGAAACCCGCCGCCGTCATCGTTCTCGTCCTGCTTCCGTCCTGCCACGGGATTCGCGCGGGGTTCTTCGGCGGCGTCCTCGAGCAGCGCACGCAGCTCGACGATCCGTTCTCCGTAGTCGCTGCCGACGCGAGCGGTCCGTTCTACGGAGCCTTCGCGTCGTTCCAGCTCACGCCGGATATGCCGCCGGAGCGGTTCGGCGGCAGCGTCATCCTCAATCGACCCGACCCCGATCCGATCGACCCGTACGCGCAGCCCGATGCGGTCGCGCCGACGTTCGACCCGGCGGGGCCATACGCCATCGCGACGTACATCGCGACCGCGCTCGCGATCGTCGTCAAGGCGATGGGCGGGCGGAAGGACTGAACCATGAACCGACTGCTGAACACCGTGGCCCTCGTGCCGTTCCTCTTCGCGCCGATCGGGCTCGCGACGAGCTGCCGCGCGCCGTACCCGGCGCAGGACCCGAACCCCGCCGTCGTCGAAGAGCACGCGAAGCGCACGGCCGAACTGGATGCCGCCTACAGCGCCCTGGAGCTGGCGAGGGCGACGTACGCCGCGAACCCGACGGTCGAGACGCGCGCGGCGCTGGACGCCGCCCAGGCCGACTACGACGCGAAGGAGGCGGCGTTCGTCGAGTGGGAGCGGAACTACACCCGCGAGAAGTGGGGGCCGGTCGCGAGCTTCTTCGCGACGACCCTCGGCACGCTCCACCCCGCGCTCCAGGCTGTCGCGCTCCCTGGCGCTGCCTTCGCGACGAACATCGCTGCAGGCCTCGCGACGCGCCGTGGACGCAAGCACGCGGCGAAGGCGGTGAAGCATTTCACGCCGTGGAAGAACGCCGACGGCACGCCGTTCAAGCCGGTCGAGGCTGCGGCAGACCTCGCGCGCATGCTCGGCTGGAAGCACAGCTCGGAGGCCACGGAGCTGGTCGCCGACGGGAAGGTGTTCATCACGGCGAACCCCGACGCGGAAGTTGCCGGGCCGACGCCTGACAACGCCTCGACGCCGACCTAGGATCGGGTGGTCAAACGGCCCCGGCCACCCCGGCCCCCCACCGACTTCTCGGTTCGGTGGGGGGCCTCTTTCGTTTCACTTCGACGTCCGCCAGAAGCCGGCCATCGGCATCAGCACGCCGTTCCGCTGCCGGTGCCAGTCGAGGTCGTCGGTCGCCTTGATCGCGACGACCTCTTCGCGGAACTCCTCGCCCTCCATGCGGAGCACGGTGAAGCACGAGACGAACGCGTGCGGGTAGTTCGGCTTCACGTTCGCCTCGATCTCGTCGGAGTACTCGATCGCCTTGCTGATCACGCGAGCCCGCGCGCTCGCGTCGCCTTCGATGATCAGCTCGTGATGGTGCTCGGCAGAGTCTCCGGGCGCGGTCGTGATGCAGAGCTTCAGTCGGTGGTGGAACATGGTCGGCCCCTCTTCGGCTAGGTGGTAGGAGTGATGGCGTCGAACTCGCGCTGCAGACGGCGCAGCGCGGTGTAGGCGTCGCAGTCGCCGGCGCACGACTCGAAGGTCTCGGTCACGCCGGCGCGGAGCAGGTTCTCCTTGGGGCGCTCGAACTGCCCGACATCCAGTCGGTACAGCTCGCTTCGACGAATCGTGCCGTCGCGCTCGTCGTAGAAGCGGATCAGCTTCCAGAGGCCGTCGGAGCCGTAGTCGCCGGTCAGGCCGCGACGGAGGAAGGTGAAGCCCGCCGACTGGAAGCCGTCCTCCGTGAAGATAGGCACGCCCTCGGGCGACCACTGCTCGGAGAGCGAGACGGTGCGACCGGTCGAGGCGCTGACGTCGGCCAGCGTCGCGGTGAAGTCGTTCGCGTCCTCGGCCCCGGTCAGCGTCTCGCCGTCGAGCGTGGCGATCGCGGCGCAGAGGTCGGTGGCGTTGACCAGGCCGTCGCAAACGCCCGTGTCGGAGACGTCGGCGCCGCGGACGATCAACGGGACCAGCGTGCCGGTGTCGTAGACCGTGCCCTTCGAGTTCTGGCCTAGCTCGGGCGGGACGACGACCTCGAAGTCGGGCCCGTTGTCGCCGGTGATCCAGATGGTCGTGTCGGTCGCGAAGTTGATGTCGCCCGACCCTTCGAGCGTCGAGATCAGTCGCGCGATCTCCGTGTCGAGAGCCTCCATGCCGAGGCGGATCAACTCCCAGCGGTACTCGTTCTCGTTGCGCAGGCCGAGCCCGGAGTACTGGTTGAAGAGCGACAGCGCTGAGATGCCGGCGTTGGGGTCGTCGTTGTCCTGTGCGTCGATGATGTGCTGACGGATGACTTGGGAACCCGCAGACAGGAGCGCCGCCGGGGGGAGGTGCAGCGGGTCGTGAACGGTGTTCATCGCGAGGTAGAGGACCCAGTCGCCGGACTCACCCTGGACCCAGTCGATCGCATCATCGACGAGCACGGTCGGGTTGTAGTTGTCAGGGTTCTCGATGACGAACCCATCTTCGTCACGCTCCCCGATCAATGCGGTCTTCGTGCTCGCGCTGTCGAAGCGATCCCAGTAGTAGAAGCCCATCGACCCGGAGCCGAGGACCGAGTTGCCCACCAGGTTGGCGAGCGGGCCGACGTAGCGGTCGAATCCCATATACCCGGTCGGGTCGAATCCGTTGCCGGCGTGGCCCAGGTGGAACTTCCCGATGAGCCCCCAGGGGCGCGAGTCCTGCGCGGGGATCCAACTCTCGGTGCCGTTGGGCAAGAGCGACGAGCTGAAGACGTTCGTGCCGATGCCGGTGCGCCAGGCCGCCTGCCCGGTAAGCCACTCGACGCGCGTCGCGCCGCACACCGGGTTCACGCGGCAGTTGGTGTAGCGGACGCCGGCGGTCGCGAGCGCGTCCATCGTCGGCGTCAGGGGCGGGCGTTCGATCTGGATCTGCGCAGCGTAGGCGCCGACGCCTGCGATGCCGATGTCGTCGATGGAAAGGAAGATGGCTTTGCTCATGGTTCGCCGGGCGTAGCAGAAGGCCCGCGCCGCCGCAAGGACGACGCGGGCCCAGGTCCGCGTGAAGGGTCAGGACAGAGCGTCAACCGGGCCGAGAGCCCTTCGCGCGGTCGGCGACGACGATCAGCGCCAGGAGGAGCGCCGCCTCGACGGGCCGGTGAGAGAGGATCAGGACGGCGAGCAGCGGGAAGCCGAAGGCGTGGATGATGGATCTCATGGCTAGAAGAGCTGTGTCTGTTTGAGTTCCGCGTCCGCTTGCCGGAGGTTCTTGACCGCAAGGTCGTAGTAGCTCGGCTTCAGCTCGATCCCGACGAACCGGCGCCCCATCTTCACAGCGCAGTAGCCTTCGCTGCCGATGCCCGCGAACGGGCTCAGAACGACGTCGCCCTCGGCGCTCCATAGCTGGATGCATCTTTCGATCACGTCCAGTTGCAACGGGCAGATGTGGCGTTCGTCTTCCTTCTCGCGGGCGGCGCGGTACTGCAACGTCCGTGACGGGTTGATGTCCGACCATACCGGCGAGGCGTACCTCTGCCAGATGTCGATGGAGAGGTTGCCGTCGTTGCGAAACGACTTGTCTCCGCGCCATTCGGACAGCTCGCCGCTAACCGGATCGGGGTTCTGTCCCGGCTTCCGAAACGTGCACACGTAGTCGGGGATCCCCATGCGGGACATCGCGGAGTCCTTGCAGATCTGCTTATGCAGGAGGCCCAACGCCTTCGTCCGTTGCATCGCCGTCACTGGATCTTTCCAGATGCACACCTCGGAATGGTAGATCCACCCGGCGCGCTCCATCTCCCGGATGATGTCGCCTCGGAAGTCCTGGATCCCGATGTACCCGTGCCACTGCTTGGTCGTCGGCAGGTTCATGCAATGGATCGAGCACAGCCGCCCCGGCTTCGTGGCACGCAGGATGTCGGCGAGGATGAACCGGAAGTGCGCCCAAAACTCGTCGTAGTCGGTGCTGTTGCCGAGGTCGCGAGAAGACGACGAGTAGGTGTAGAGCGATGCAAACGGCGGCGAGAACACCGAGAACCCCACGGAGTCGTCCGGCATGGCCTTGAGAACCTCGACGGAATCTCCGTTATAGAGGGTCCAGTCGTCGCCGTGCTCCTGCGTCGTGCACTTTACATCCATCGCGGCACCCTCACCTTCTCTTGCGGGTTGTAGCTGTCCATGTGGCCATACTCGTTCCGTGTTGCGTGCTGCATGTGCGCCAGCATGTGTGACACGACGCTCTCGAACATCCTTGCCGCGTCGCTGTTCTTGCGCATGACGTTGCGCACCACGCCCGATTCCTGCGACGAGACGATGTAGTGAGCCTTCACCGTGCGCGTCTGCCCGAACCGCCAGAATCGGCGAATCATCTGGTACCACTGTTCCCACGAATCGGTCGGGAAGATCGCAGTATTCGGACAATGCTGCCAGTTCAACCCGAAACCGCCGATGCGGGGCTTGGTGATGAGCACCCGGTCATTGCCCAGCGTGAACGACTCCAGCCGGTCCTCTTTCTCGGCCGTGGTATGCCGCCCGGCAACCTCCACAGCGTCGGGTATCAAAGCTGCGAGCCTCTCGCCCTCGTCGTTGAGGTTGCACCAGATCACCCACGGCTCGCTGCTGTCGTTCGCCAGGTCAGCAGCGCGCTCGCACCTTTCGTCGAGAGACATGCGCCGGGCGGCGCGACGCTCGGCAAGCGTCGAAGCCTCAGACTCGAACAGCATGCCAGGCTCGCGAGCGTTCGTTTCGATGATGTGCGGCACGTACTCCATCGGCGGCAAATCGTAGCCGTTGGCATCGAAGCCGATATCCGCTGGTGAGCGCATCATCACCGCCCATGACGCCAGCCACGCCCAAAAAGCGTCGTGGGCGTGCCCCTTCAGTCGCCACTTCGATGTCTCGCCTCCGTCGTGGATGAAGTACGTGGCGAGCATCTCCATTCGATCGAGGACGCCGCAGAACTCGCTCTGATTGCCGATCTCCATGTAGTCGTTCGGCGCGGGTGTCGCGGTCCACGTTTGCCGGTACGGAACGCCCTTGAACATCGACAGAACTTGCGCGCGGATCTTGCCGTCCACGCTCTTGATGATGCTCCCCTCGTCGAGAATGACCCCGGCGAAGCGTGCAGCGTCGAAGAGGTGTAGCCGCTCGTAGTTGGCGACGTTGATCCCGGGCCGGACATCGTCCGATGACCGGCAGACCGTCACGTCGCAGGCGATGTCGAACTTATCAGCCTCGCGTTTCGTTTGGGCTGCCACCGCGAGGGGGGCGAGGATCAAGACGTTGCCGCCGGTTTCACGCACGATCTGACGCGCGCATTCAAGCTGTTGCAGCGACTTGCCGAGCCCGCAGTCCTCGAAGCCGCCGAACCTGCCGCGACGGCACGCGACGCGAACGATGGCCGCCTGCCAGTCGAACAGACGATGGTTGATGTCGTCCGCCTCGAATCCGGCGTGTACGGTCCGCCGCGATTTTCTGGACAGGAACTCTTGGTAGGTAGCGGCGGTCAAATCACCACCGCCGTCCCGTACTGCGCGTCGCGCAGCTCCTGCCAGCGGTCCCAGACGAGGGCGCTGATCGGCTCGACGTGGCTGGAGTCCACGAGCACGCCGCAGAACGCCTTCGAGACGTGCTCGGTGGGGACGTCCTGCTCGATGTCGCCGCCGCCACCGATGGTGTGCTCGCCCAGTACGAGTTGCCATCGCTTGTCGCCGCGTCGGGCGTAGTGGCACCAGCCGTCGTCGTAGCGGAACTCGCTCACGGCAATGGACTCCTCGTGCTGCTCGCAGTGCGCGCAGCCGATCGACCGCTCGCAGGCGTCGCACATGGCCGCGCCGCACGCGGGGCAGGACGACGTCCACGGCTGGTTCTCGCTGCAGCCTTCGCACCAGGAGCCCTCGGGCTCGTCGCGGTAGGGGTTCAGGTCGGGGGCGCTCATCGGATCTGCTCCTCCTTCAAGGTCTTCTCGATGGCCGCGTCGATCGCGGCCTCCTCTTTGGGTGTCAGTTCGGGGCCGGTGCCGTCCCAGGCGGCGCCGCGGGCGAGCTTCATCGAGCGCTCCCACTGCGCGAGCACCTCGTTGGCGCCGATCGTGATTCCGCGGGCGAGGCCCGCGCGGTAGATCGCGCGGGCCTCCTTCGTGCTGAGGTCAGCCATTGCTCTCGGCGGCCTTGCGGGTGGCCGACAGCGTGTCCTGGAGCTTGTTGATCAGCCGCTTCACCGCGGCCGTGTCACCCGGATCGCCGGCGTACCCGCCGCTCTTTCCCTGGGCCGCCGGGCAGCCCTGGAGGGATCGGAGGAACTCCTTCGCGTCGGCGAACTGGAGGGTGACCTCCACGTGGCCTCGGGATCCACGCTCGTGAGACCAGTGGCCCCTGTTGAGCGGGTGGTTCCCCTCTGCGATGGCGTCGTCGAGCCCCGCGGCCGAGAAGGCCCGGTGTCCGATGGTGATGGTGATTACCGTCTTAGTGGTCATGGCTCTGTCCTTTCGGTTGGTGGTGGGCGTCGCCGCCCTCGGTTGACGGGTGAATATTAGCGCCATCGGCTATCGCGTCAATCGACCTGAGCCAAAAATGCGCCCGGAAATATCAACATCACACAAGCCCGTTGACGGGGCAACTTTAGGGCGCCACCATCCCTGCGAGGTGAAAGAATCCCTGTCACGCGCCTCGTCTTCCGGGCCTTCGCCGCTACTGTTCCGGCATGGAAACCACGAAGACGCGGGCGGCGGCTGGCCGCTGCCCCCACTGCGGGCGGGCGACACCGGGGCGGAAGCCTCGGAAGGTCCCGCGGGGCTGGCCGACGCGACTCAAACGAGCACGCGAGGCCGCGGAGATGACCCAGGGCGACCTGGCGAAGCTCCTCCTGGTGAACCGCCGGACGGTCGGCACCTGGGAGCGTGGCGAGGCGACGCCGAACGTGACGCAGTCGCGCTCCCTGGCGAAGGCCCTCTCCGATCCGAAGCTGGAGCTGAAGCGATGACCGCGGCCGGGGCCATGACACCGCCGCGGATCCACAACGGCACCTACACGCTCTCCCACCCCGAGCGCGGGCACGTCACCCTGAAGCTGCACACCGTGGCGAGGGGCAAGTTCGCGGGGAAGCGGATCCTCTCGCTGCTGACCGGGTCAGACAACGAGACGAGCTACACCGGCGTCGGCTACTGGTTCGACGACGAGATGCGCGCTGTCGTCTGGCGTCGCTTCCGCGGTGAGCGGAGCCGCCTCCCGATCGACGGCTACAACTGGGACGAGGGGTGGTCGACCGAGGAGCGCAAGGTCGCGCTCTGGGCCGACCTCGCTATCCGTGGTCCGCTGTTCGACATCAAGGGCGAGATGAGCTTCGCGCCGGAGCGATCGTCACACTGGGCGAAGAAGGGCTGGGAGATCCAGCTCGCCGGCCGCTGCGCGAAGTGCAACAAGAAGCTGACCGATCCCGAGTCGATCCGCACCGGCCTGGGGCCGAAGTGCGGCGGCCGAACCTGATCCCCACGAGGGGCCAACCATGAACCTGACCGAGAAGATCAAGCGCGCCTGGCGCGCATTCAACGAGCCGCCCCCGGAGCCGCCCCCGCGCGTCACCTACGCGGTGATCACGAGGGTGCCCGACTCCGACGACCCGGAAGAGGCGAAGGGCAACCTCGCCCTTCGGACCGCCTACCACCCCGAGGCCCATCGCCCGCTCGACTTCCCCACCTACGGCGAGGTCTTCCTGCTCGGCGAGATCCTGATCCTCGATGCCCTCGGGCATCGCGAAGAGGGTGGCGAGCAGAGGTGCCCCGCGAAGTGGGACGTCGAATTCGAGCTGTTCGGGAACGACGTCGAGGCTGCGGTGCGTCGCGCGAACGACGTGATCCGCGAGAGCTGGAAGGGACTGGTGGCCGAATGAACACCTTCACCAACAGCTCGCTGTCGGTCGCACGCTCCTGCCTGCGCAAGTACGACCTGAAGTACAACGGCAGGCTCGGGCTCGCGCACCGGGAGGAGAGCGAGGCGCTCGCTGTCGGAACGTGCTGGCACGGGATCCAGGAGACGTTCGGCAGGGAGATGGCTGCCCCGCCGCCGAGGCGCGACCCGGTCGCCGCTGCGGTCCAGTACGCGACGGAGCACGCCCCGAACCCGCTGTGGGCCGAGAAGCTCCGGCGGCTCTTCGTCGCGCACGCCTGGTACTGGAGCGACCACCCGCTGGAGTACGTCGCGCAGGAGAAGCAGTTCGAGATCGAGATCGCGGGCGCGAAGGTCGCCGGCGTGCTCGACGGCATCATCAAGGTCGACGGCCGCCTCGGTCTGCACGAGTACAAGACGACCGCCGACTCCCTCGATGCCGAGTCGAACTACTGGACGAAGCTACGGATGGACACGCAGGTCGGGATCTACGCTCTCGCGATGCAGGAGCTGTACGGGTCGCCGCCGGAGTTCATCCTCTACGACGTCACGCGGAAGCCGACCATCAGGCCGAAGCGTGTGCTCAAGAAGGAGATGGAGCGCATGCGGCGCGAGGCTGTCGGCGGTGCGACGACGACCTATTACGGCGAGGCGTTCGACGAGCTGGCCGTCCTGCAGGCGTTCGAGAACGACGAGGAGACGATCGCCATGTACGGCGCGCGCCTCACCGCTGACATCGGCAACGAGCCCTCGAAGTTCTTCGCTCGCCGCGAGGTCCCTCGCACCGCCGCCGACTTCGGCTCGCTGCGCAAGGATCTCGCCGACCAAATCCAGTTGCTCGAACAGGCTATGCTGAGCGACAACATGCACCGGAACCCGAACGCCTGCGGTGACTACGGCACATGCGAGTTCTTCGGGCTCTGTTCGCGCAACGTCTACCCGATGGGGACCGAGGTCCCCGACGGGTACGTTCAACGAGAGAAGCTCCACCCGGAGTTGGACTGATCCCCGCAACCCTCAGACACATCGAACCGTCATGAGTGAAGCACCTCCCGCACCCGCGGCACCTACCGCCCCGGCTGCACCGACCGCGCCCGCGGCTCGGAAGTCACCCCGCTCGACGATCCCTGCGACCGTCGCGCTCAACCTGCAGACCGGAGAGATCACCGGGTCCGATCGGATCCTCATCTTCGGCACCGGCGGCATCGGCAAGTCGACAGCCGCCGCCTACCTTCCCGCCCCGATGTTCCTCGACCTCGAAGGCTCGACGCGAAGGATGAACGTCCTCCGCGACACCGCCCTCGACTGGGAGGAGCTGCGCGGCAAGCTCGCCTCGATCGCGACGGCGCCGCCCGAAGGTGTGCGCTCGCTCGTGCTCGACACAGCGACCGTCGCGGAGGAGCTGGCGAAGGAGTACGTCATCGACACCCGACGCACCGAGAAGGGCCACAAGGTCGACTCCATCGAGGGGTTCCCCTGGGGCAAGGGGTGGCAGTTCGTCTACGACGAGTACTGCGCGCTCTTCGCCGACCTGGACCGCATCGTCGCGAAGGGACTGAACGTGTGCATCATCGCGCACGACGTGAACTCGCCCGTGCCGAACCCGGCCGGCGAGGACTACATCCGTTGGGAGCCCCACCTGTATCGCGGCGACAAGAACGGTCGCGGATCGATTCGCGATCACGCGAAGCAGTGGGCCGACCACGTCGTCTTCATCGGCTACGACGTCTACACCGAAGACGGCAAGGGCCAGGGGACAGGAACGCGTTCGATCTACACGCAGGAGCTGCCGACGCACGTCGCGAAGAGCCGCTCGAAGCAGATCACCATGCCGTTTGACATCTCGGACCCCGGCGCTGTGTGGCGCGAGCTGGGGATCGAGTAACCGAGACTCGCGCGCCACTGAGTCACATCGAACCGACGAAACGAAACCATGACACTCCAAATCGAAGACTACCTGCAGAACGCGATCAGCGACGAAGTCGGAGGCGCCGGTGAGTACCGCTGCTTCCCTGTGGACTGGACCTTCAAGACCTTCGACTCCGGCTCTGCCGCGATCGCCTACAAGCTCTCGATCGTGTCGCGATGGCACGGCAAGGAGCAGGGTTGGTCGAAGCAGTGGGGGCCCGGCTTCTGGGTCGAGCACAACGCCTGGGTCGTCAAGTCCGACGGCACCCTCAACGACAAGACGGTCAAGCGCCTGATCGAGTGCGGTCTCTGGGACGGCGACTTCGAGAAGATCCAGCCGGGGCAGAACGTGCCGAACCAGGTCGTGATCGCGACGGTTCAGGTCGCGACGAACAAGGACGGCACGGTGCGGATGTACCAGGGCCAGCCGCAGTTCGAGGCGAGCTGGGTCGACGCGAACGCCGACGCCCCGCCGGCGAAGGGCGGTGGCTACCAGCCGAGCGACCCGAGCGCGCTCGCGAGCATGCGGGCGAAGTTCGGCCCGGCGATCCGCGCGATCGCTGGCGGCGGCCAGGCGAACGGAGCGGCGCCCGCCCCGCCCGCGGTCGCGCCGCCGGTCGTGCCGCCGGCTCCGCAGGTCCCCCAGGCGCAGGCAGCCCCGGAGGCCGCCTCTGCTCCCGCGCAGCAGCCCCAGGCGGCTCCGCAGGCCCAGCCGCCCCAGCAGGCCGCTCCTGGCGCTCCTACGGCCGCTGCGCCGCAGGGCGTGACCCCGCCGCCGCAGGGTGAGGACCCGGAGCCGTCGCCGGACCTGGCGACGCCCTTCTAGCCGCGGTAGGCTTCGGGCCGACTCATCTTCTCCTCGCGCCCGCGTCGGGACCTGTTCCTGGCGCGGGCGCTCTCGTAGGCTCGCCGCATGAGGGTCGTAGTTGACACGCGGGAGCAGAGCCCGTGGACGTTCGAGGGGCAGTCGATCGAGACGGTGAGGTCCAAGCTGGACACCGGCGACTACTCCGTCGAGGGGCTGACGAATCGAGTCACGATCGAGCGCAAGTCGCTCGCCGACTGGACGGGGACGGTGCTGCGTGACCGCGCGCGCTTCTACCGCGAGCTGGAGCGCATGCGAGCGTTCGACTTCCGCTGCGTGATCATCGAGGTCGGCGTGCGCGAGATCATGGAGGGGAACTACCGCTCGGCGGCCAACCCCGCTGCGATCCTCGGGTTCGTCGCGGAGGTCAGCGTCGGGCAGGCCGTGCCGGTGTACCTGGCCGGCAGCCGAGCCGAGGCTCAGATCCTCGCGGGGCACTTCCTTCGCATGGCCGCGAAAAAGATCGGGAATCTCTAGAGGGCCCTTGCTCTTCAGCCGGCCTCGTGGCGGTATAATGTTTACCTGTCAGGGCGAAGGGCCTCCAGCGCGGAGGCCGCCCCGGCGGTGACAAACGATTCCCCACGAGGACGCGATGAGCCACACCGAGACGCTGCACGGAGTCGTGCGGCGAGTGTTCTTCTGCAACCCCGAGAGCCCGTTCACGACGGGCGTGATCGAAACGAAGGAGCGTGAGGCGAAGTTCGCCGGCAGCTGCGTTGCGCAGGTTGGCGACACGATCACGCTCCACGGCCACTGGACCGAACACCCGAAGTTCGGTCGGCAGCTTCAGGTCGAGAAGGGCATCGTCAAGATCGACGAGAGCCCGGAGGCGCTCGCGAACCTGCTCGCATCACACGACGCTTTCGCCGGCATCGGCCCAGCGCGCGCGAAGAAGATCGCCGAGGCAGCGCAGCGAGTCGCTGAGTCCTCCGGCGGCGACCCGACCGACCTCACCTTCGCGATGACCCACAAGCCTGAGGTCGTCGCGCAGATCGCCGGCGTGCAACCGGCGCTCGTGATCGAAGCGGCCGAGGAGTGGTCACGACGCAGCGAGTTCTACGGCGCGCTCGCGCAGCTCACCGAGCAGGGATGGACGCCCGCGCAGGGCGCGAAGATCCTCAAGAAGCTCGGCAACGGTGCGCCGCAGATGGTCGAGGGCGACCCCTACATGCTGATCGGGCGAATCGCTCGCTTCGGCTTCAAGACCGTCGACGTCGTCGCGCGGAAGATGGGGATCGCATCCACCGACCCGATGCGCCTGCAGGCCGGCGTCGCCTACTGCCTGGACAAGATCGCCGAGAACGGCAGCACCTGGACGAGCTACGAGGCGCTGATCACGCAGGCGATGGAGGAGCTGAAGCCCGACACGCTGGAGGGCGAGAAGAAGATCCGCGAGGCCGCCGACGAGCTGATCACGACGGGGATCATCTACGTCGACGATTCGCCGGTCGGTACACAGGTCGTCGCGAACGCGAAGCTCGCGCAGAAGGAGATCAAGGTCTTCGAGCTGATGCTCGCCGGCCTCGGGACGGAGGTCGCGCCGCTCGACTCGACCGAGGACTACGTCGCCGAGTTCGTCGCCTCGCTCAACGAGGGACAGCGCACCGCGCTGGAGGGCTTCTCGCACCGGCGCTTCTCGGTGGTCAGCGGAGGCGCTGGCGTCGGCAAGACCTACACGATGCGCGCCATCTGCGAGGTCGCCGAGTCGAACGGGATGGTCGTCGAGCTGTGCGCTCCAACGGGCAAGGCTGCTCGGAAGCTCTCGCACGCGACGGAGCGCGAGTCTCGCACGATCCACAGGCTCCTGGAGCCCATCTTCGACGAGGGCGAGTTCAAGTTCACTCGCGGGAAGGACAACCCCGTCGAGGCTGACCTGGTCGTGGTCGACGAGGTCTCGATGGTCGACGTCCGGCTGATGTGGTCGCTCCTGATGGCGCTGCCGCCGCACTGCAGGCTGCTCCTGGTCGGCGACCACCACCAGATCCCCAGCGTCGGACCCGGCGCGATCCTGCGCGACCTACTCGCCGCCCAGGCGAAGTACCCCGAGGCGGTGCACATCCTCTCCGAGGTCGTCCGCCAGGCCGGCGTGCTCGCGCGAAACACGACCGCGCTGCTGCACGGCGTCGTCGTCAAGGAGCAGAGCGAAGCCTGGGGGATCATGGAGACCGAGCGCGGGCACGTCGAAGGCTCGCCGGCGATGGTCGCGATGGCGGTCGAGTCGCTCTTGACCGCCGGACCGACCGAGCCTTTCAACCGCGACCTCGACTTCGCCTGGGACATCCAGGTGCTCGCGCCACAACGCAAGGGGCCGTTCGGAACCTACGCGCTGAACGTCGCGCTGCAGAAGCTCCGTCAGCGTCTGCTCGGCAACCCGCCGCCCGAGGAGACGCCGGAGGGGAAAGCGCCGAAGCCGCTGGTCGGCGACCGCGTCATCTGGACGAAGAACGACTACCAGCTCGACCTCCTCAACGGCACGCAGGCGATCGTGATGCAGCTGCTCAAGGGTGGGGCGATGAAGCTCTACACCGAAGACGGTCGCGAGGTGACGGTGCCGCCCGAGAAGCGACTGAACGTCGAGGTCGCCTACGCGATGACGATTCACAAGTCGCAGGGGTCGGAGTGGCCGTGCGTCATGCTCATCGCGAGCAGCTCGCACTGGCACATGCACGACCGCAACCTCCTCTACACCGGCGCGTCGCGCGCAGCGGAAGGGCTCACGATCATCGGCGACCGCACGGCGATGTCGAACTTTGCGAAGCAACAGAAGAGTGCCGCCCGCTGCACCTTCGGTGGCTTCCTGATCCACGGCTGGCGCTCGCAACAGAGCATCGAAAACGAGGTGTCCGCGTGATCGTCATGCCCGCCAACAGTACCGGCTGGCGCGTGAGTTGGCTGCAAGGCCGCTTCGGCGGTCTCGGCCATCTGTTCTCGCCAGGCGCGCAGCGAGGCCCCTATCCGCACATGCCGTACGCACTCGACAACGGTGCGTTCCCTGCATTCACGAACGGCGTCGAGTGGCGCGAGGAGGCTTTCGTTGACCTGCTTCGCTGGGCCAGCCAGAACCCTGTTTCTCCTCGATGGGTGGTGGTCCCTGACGTGGTCGGCGAGGCCGAGCGCACGCTGGTCGAGTGGGCCAGGTGGGCGAGGAAGATCAGCGGCGACTACGGCTTCCGCATCGCGCTCGCTGTGCAGGACGGCATGGGCATCAAGGCGATCTCACAGCTACGCCCCCAGCCCGACGTCATCTTCGTGGGCGGCACAACGGAGTGGAAGCGAAAGACGATCCGCAAGTGGTGCAGGGAGTTCCCGCGCGTCCACGTCGGGCGCGTGAACACGAAACACTGGCTGTGGGAGTGCCATCACGCAGGCGCCGAATCGGTAGACGGGACCGGGTGGTTTCGGGGCGACCCGAAACAGCTCGCCGACCTCACGGACTACCTGCGCGAGAACGCGACCCAACAGCCGCTCATGGTCCCCGATTGGCGCGACCTGTCTTCTACCCCCTTGCTCGACTTCCCCTCATGAAGGTTCACAGCACTTTTCTCACTGCCCAGGGCACTGGGCACCTCACCGGACTTGAGCAGTTCTTCGTTCGTACCGCAGGGTGCTCGATCACGACCTGCCCCCTTCGACGGGTATGCGACGAGCCGGAAGCGCTCACCATTCGCAATGCCGACGACGTTGAACCAGAGGCGCTCGCCGACGCCGCCCTCGCGGCCGTTGGGCCCGGCGGCTGGCTGCACATCACGGGTGGCGAGCCGATGGATCAGGCCGACGAGGTCGGTCGGCTTACAACCGAGGCTCGCGACCGTGGCCTGTTCGTCCACATGCAGACGTCCGGGCTTCGGCCAGTCGACTTCGCGTTCGACTGGCTCACGGTCTCGCCCAAGGGCGAGTTGGCGCAGACCTTCGGTCAGGAACTTGTCGTCGTCTATCGCGGGCAGCGAGCCGACGAACTCGCGGCGCTAATGTCGGACACGTCGTTCTTCTACTACTACCTCCAGCCGGAGTGGGGACAGTCAGCTGATTCGGTCCTGCGGATGATCCGACACATGAACACGTCCCATCGTTCGCCGCACCACAACGGGCGACGGTGGATGCTCGGCATTCAAGCCCACAAGCACCTCGGAATTGAGTAACCCACCACCATCAACCGCAGAGGATCCAGGTCGATGACCACAGCGAAACGAGAGTCGATCTATGAACGCCTACGTCCACACCTCAACGCCGAAGACCTCATCGCTCGACTCGGCATCGAGCACGTTCGAACGCTCGGGAGCGAGGCTTACTGCAAGCCGCTCTGCCACGAGTCGTCCTCCGGCGAGTCGCTGCAGATCAACACCCACACCGGAAGGTGGAACTGCAAGGCGTGCCAGCACTCCGGGGTCTACGGCGACCTCGTGCAGCTCGTCGAGTACGTGCAGACCGGCGGCCAGCCGCCGCACCGAGGCCCCGACCAGGGGCGCAGCGAGACGCACCGGGCCGCGCTCGCTTGGCTCTGCCAGCAGTACGGCCTGCCCTTCGACGAGCGGCAGGTGCGCAGCGACGCGGGGCTCGACGTCGTCCACATGGTCGCGATGCAGGCGCACGAGAACCTGCTCGCCGACGAGGAGACCCTCGCCTGGGTCCAGGAGAAGTGGGGCTTCGACCGCGCGACGGTCGAGCAGTACGGGCTCGGCTACCTGCCGACGCCGCTGCTCCCCTCCGTCCTGAACGAAGCGGCGCGACCCGAAGCGCGCGGAGCCTTCAAGTCGTCGGGGCTCGGGTGGTACGGCGCGAACAACTGGTGGCACACGCGGTTCGAGGGACGCGTCACGTTCCCCTACCTCGAACACGGCAAGGCGGTCTACTTGATCGGTCGCGCGACGCCGTGGACGCCCGCACCCGAAGCGGGGCGCCAAGCTCCGAAGTACCACAAGCTCTCGGTCCACTCCGAGCAGCGACCGTGGATCTCCGAGAGCGTCACGAACGACCACCTCTACAACGAGCCGGTGATGTCGAGCGCTTCCGAGATCGGCATCGTCGAGGGTGTCGCTGACGCCGTTGCGCTCTCTGCCCTCGGTGTCCCCGTCGTCTCGCCGGTGACGATCAACTTCAACGCCGCCGACGAGGAGCGCTTCCTGCGGAAGTGCAAGGACAACGAGATCAAGTCGGTCTGGATCCTCTTCGACAACGAGCTATCCGGCTCGGGCAACTGGGGAGCCAGGCGCACCGCGCTCAAGTTGATCCGCGGCGGGCTCTGCGTGAAGATCGTCACTCTTCCACTGGGGCCCGAGCAGCGCGCGGCGCGCGACGAGGTGCTGGCGAAGCTCGGAGCCGATCGCTTCGAGGAGCTGGAGCGAAGCGACCCGCGCGAGCGTTCACTGATCATCGCCGAGGCCGGCGAAGCGTGGACGAAGGAAGAGCACGAGTGGATCGAGGCCCAGATCGAAGCCACGAAGATCGACGCCGCCGAATGGTGCGCGCAGGTCGGAGCGGGCGCGGCAGGGAAGTTCGACACCCTGCGGCGCGACGGGCAGGACGTGATCGCGCTGGAGATCGCGGACGTCGAAGTCGACGAAGACGCTGGCGCGGTCGAGCGCATCGGCGCCTTCGGCGAGGTGATCAAACTCATCGCCCACGTCGACGAGAGCCTGATGCGCCAGGAGTACTCCGGGCTCGTCGCTGCCGCCGCCGGCAAGGGCGTCTCGAAGGCCGAGGTGAACAAGCGGGTCTCGCGCTACCGCAAGGAGGTCTTGCAACCCGAGCGCAAGGAGGCCGAGAGGAAGATGAAGGCGAGTGCCGCCGAGCTGGAGCGGGGACTGGTGGTGCTGCCGCCGGACCAGGGGCATGCGCAGCCCGCCGCTCCGACTGCGCCCGAGCAGCCTCAGCTGCAGGACGACCGCCCCGATGCTCCCGCTGCACCGTCTGCGCCGAAGCCTCCCGAGCTGACCGAACACGAGCGCTACCGGACGTGCCGTGAGGCGGTCGCTCGCGCGATCGAGGGAAAGCTCTCCGAGGAGGCGGTCGGGCAGTACGTCGCGCAGACGATCCTGGAGTCGATGGGCTTCACAGCCTTCCGCACCGCCGACGACCTCTACCTGATCCGCGGCAACGAGCGCGTCCCGATGGGACGCAACTCTCCGACGCAGCTATTCAGCGACCTGCTCTACGTGTCCGGCGGGCTTACGAACAGGAAGACGTCGCACCGCGCCTACATCGCGGCGGTGATGTACTTCCTCGGGAAGGACGCCCGGCGAGTCCTCGACGTTTCCTGGTCGCACGTCAACGACGAGGGCGTGGTGCACTTCCCGCTTGGCGACACCTTCGGTCGGATCCTTCGGATCTCACCGGGCGAAGTCGAGCTGATGCGCATGGCCGAGCTACAGGTCCCCGCCGTCGCCGGCGCAGAGTTCCAGCCTATCGAGTACGTCGAGAGCGGTGGCGGGATCGACGAGGCCCTCCGGGTCTTCGAGTGGGTCTCCCTGTCGCGCGGCGACCGGATGCTCCTGATCTACTGGCTGGTCTGCCTGCCGATCCTCCGGCGGGTCGGTACCATCCCGATCGTTCGGATCGAGGGCGGCAGCGCGAGCGGGAAGACGCGCGCGGTCGACGCGGTGTCCTTCCTCGTGAACGGGCAGAAGTCGTCGAGTGTCCCGACGGCGTCGGCGCTGACCTCACGGCTCTCCGCGAACATGCTGACGATCGACGACAACCGGGAGTCCGGCGACGTCTCGCCTTCGTTCCTCGGGACGATGCTGCAGGCGACGAACCTGGGCGCTCGCGAGAAGCGCCGGGCGAACACCGACACCGGCACCGTCGTCGAGCGCGTCTGCGGGGCCCTGCTCATGAACGGCATCGAGCCGATCCACGACGGGAAGTCGGAGCTGGCCTCGCGGATCCTGACGCTGCGCGCGGCGCGCGGGTACCGGGCGCCCGACTCCCCCTCCTCTGAGGCGAAGCTCGCCGCCGGCATCCGCTCCTGCAGGTCGGCCTTCTGGTCGGACGCCGCCCGGCGCTGCGCGGCGGCGCTCGCGCTCGACGAGGTCCACGGCGAGGCGCTCGGCGAGGAGATCGAGGAGCTGTTCGGCTCGACGAAGATCGGGCGGCTCGCCGCCTACCTGCGCCTGATGTACCTGGCCTGGGTCGCCGGCATCCCCGACGAGGAGCGGCAGGCGATCGCGCTCACCGAGCTGGCCGGGCCCTGGCGGGAGGCGTTCGGCCGCGTCGCGGGCGGCTCGCTCTCCTCGCTGCTCGCCGAGGAGCTGTCGGTGACGGCGCTCCGGTACGTCTTCGCCTACGGCATCGAGAACGCCCGGCCGGCCTACGACGGCGCGAGCACCATGCGCTCCTTCGACGGGAAGCTCACGCTCGACCCCGAGGCTGGCCTGGCCTACCTCGGGCCGCTGTCCGCGCGCCACCTCGCGCGGCTGGTCCGGCTCGCCGCGAAGGAGATGAACGGCCCCCAGGCGCTCTCGGGCTCGCTGCGGGCGGGGCAGCTGGAGGAGCGGCTCGTCGACGGCCGGGGCTTCATCGAGGCCGACGGGATGGCCGTGGTCATCGAGACGACCGGCCGCGGGCGGCGGCGGTTCAGCTTCAGCCGCCCGCTGAAGGACTCCGAGGGCCCTGGGACGCCCCCGCGCCCCGAGGAGGGCTGGACCCCGTAGGAGCCGCTGTACGGCCCCGTGTTCGCTCCGGCGCCTCGCAGGTCTCCCAGGGCCTGCGGGGCGCTCTGCGTTCGGCGTGGCGCGCGCCGCAGCCCAGGGGCGCGCGAGGGGAGGGAGCGAGGAGGGGAGAGGGGATGGGGCACCGGCAGGGGAGAGGGCCCCCTCGACAGGTGAGTTGAAAAATCGAATCCAGTAAAGGAGCGACGCCAAACGCGGGCACAGGTGCTTAGGGCTGCCCGTGACGCGCACCCGCACGCCCGCACGCGTATACACAGGCCCCTATGCACGGCGCGAGCGTTTTCTCTCTTCTCCTCTACATTCTCGTTTTCGTTCCATCTCCCTCCTCGGAGCCCCTCCTCCTCCGTCTCCGGTGCGGCACCCTCTGGCGAGGGATTCTGGGTTCCCGCTTGCGTCTGCCGGCGCCCGATGCCACGGTCCTTTTCGTCGCCGCGAAATCCGTCGCGGCTGCATCGAGAAAAACCGAGAGGAAGAAAAATGTCGAAGACCTACAGTCAGGGGCAGCAGATCGTGGACAACCTGGAGATCGTCAACTCGAAGAGCGTGGGTGAGGCCCCGCTCTACTACGCCTGCATCTTCGTCTCCGGCGAGACCCCGGGCGAGAAGGAGTCGCGGCACGCGCTCCTGCAGGGCGGGCTGTCCGACGGCGAGGTGCTCCGGGTCGTCTTCTCGTCCCGCCGCGTCCGCGACCTCGCCGGCGAGGTCAACGCTCGCCTGGTGAAGGCGATCCGCGGCGAGGCGAGCGGCACCACCACGCAGGAGAGCGCGGGGGCGGCGCAGTGACGGGGTCGGGGCCGATGACCGTCGTTGGGCTGCACGTCGACGCCTACAAGCGGCTGCGCGCCGCGGAGCTGCACCCCTCGCCGACCGGGCTCATCCCGGTGCGCGGGCGGAACGGCGCGGGCAAGTCGTCGCTCATCGGCGCGATGCTGGAGGCGCTCGGTGCCGAGAAGGCCGAGCTGCCGATTACCGAGGGTCAGCACGCCGGTGAGGTCGTGCTCGACCTTGGCGAGCTGGTCGTGCGGAAGAAGTTCACGCGCGACGCGAGCGGGAAGGCGAAGGCCGCGCTCTCGATCACCGGCGCGGACGGCGGGAAGGTCTCGTCGCCGGCGTCGGTGCTCAAGGAGCTGCGCGGTCGCTTCGCCGACCCGGTCGCGTTTCTCGACCAGAAGCCCGAGGACCAGGTGAAGACCGTGGTCGATGTGCTCGGGGTCGGGGAGACGCTGGCCGAGCTGGAGGCGCAGGCGCTCGCGATCTTCGAGGAGCGCCGCGAGTTGGGGCGCGAGCACAAGCGGCTGGAGGCGATCGTCTCGGCCACGTCGGTGCCGCCCGATCCGCCCGAGGGTCTTCGTTCGTACGCCGACGTGAGCGCGGACCTAAGGCGTGCCGAGCTTGTGAACGACGAGTACGACGCGCTTGTCACCCGTCGTGACTCTGCCGAGAGGGATGGCAAGGGCCTGGCCGCTCGCATCGAGCGAGCGAAGCTGGAGCTGGCCGACCTCGAAGAGCAGCGGGCCGAGCGAGAAGTCGAGTGGAGGGACGCGGCGCAGGCGTTGGTCGGCCGCGAGCGCATCGACACCGCCGAGTTGCACGCCGAGCTGCAGCGTGCATCGGAGGAGCGCGCATTCGCTGTCGCTCGCGACCAGTACGTCACGATCACCGAGGAGCGCAACGAGGCGGCACGCGCGCACGACGTCGCGAACGCTGCGCTCGGCGAGAAGCGCAGCGAGATCTCCACGTTGCTCGCCGGCGTCGAGATGCCCGTCGACGGCATGGCCTACCACCCCGACGACGGGCTGACGATCAACGGCATCCCGTTCTCGCAGGCGTCGCAGGGCGAGCGGCTTCGTGCCGCCGCCGGCGTCGCGATGGCGGGCTCGCCGAGCATCCGCGTCCTCTTCGTCAAGGAGGGCTCGCTGCTCGACGACGAAGCACGCCAGGTGCTCGCCGAAGCCGCCGCCGAGAAGGGCTTCCAACTCTGGATGGAGATCGTCGACTCGGACGCCGAAGGCGCGGGCGTGTGGATCGAGGACGGCGAGGCGAGCGAGTGAAGCTCGTGCGCGTAACCAGGCTGGCCTTCGAGGCGCTCTGGCTGTTCGCGTTGTACGTGTTCACCATCCCGTTCGACCTCATGCTGCGATGGGTCGAGCGCGGAGAACGAAAACGTCGAGGACGGAGACGCAGATGAAGAACTACCGACGCAAGCCCGAGCCGCCGACGAACTACCAGGAGGAGTCGATCGGCGAGAAGATCATGGTGTGCTTCCCGCTTCTCTTCGGGGCGGTGATGATCCCGATTGTCCTCGTGATGTCTCTCTCGTCAGCGCTCAGGTGGGACCTGACACACCGGACCTTTTCCGGCGAGGTCATCGCGAAAGAGCGCGTGGGCGGAGGACGCCATTCAGAGATCCTCTACCTCATCGTCGAGTCACCCGATGGCGAAGTGGAACAAGTCCGCGCGAGCGTTGCGACGTTCGCGGTAACCCAGGTGGGCGACGAGCGCACCTATCGAATCCCGAGGTAGAAACTATGAATGCACTCGCCCCCGCAGGTCGCGTCGCGGCTCTGCTTGTCGTCGTCACTCTCCCGTTCCTCGCCGGCCTGGCTACGCGGCCATCTGCTTCCGCGCCGGCTTATCCGCTGCCCGGCACCTGGTCGGTCACGTTCCACGACCACTGCTACGACTACGAGGTCGAGCAGGGCGGCACGGTCGTTCAGCGTGTCGTGGACCTGACGTTCCACACGGGGCTCTCCGACCTGTCCGCCGCGAACGAGTTCGCGCTGCAGGCGTACCAGCTCCAGTTCGACGCGAACGGGCCGTTCGGCGCGGCGTCGGACAAGGTCTCGGTGTGCGCCTCCCCGTCGCCGCTGCGCGCGGACGACGAGCCCTGGGTCACGGGCCACCACCCGATGCCGACGACCGGGGAGGTGAGGTGATGCGCCGCACGACTTTCCTCGTCGCACTGTTCATCGCGCTGTTCGCCGTCTCGTGCGTCGCAACTCCCGAGGTCGCCGACCGCGGCGAGGAGCTTCGCGCCGCGTACGGCGAGACCGCGCAGCCCTACCTCTCGCAGCCCACGCCGCTGTGGCAGACCGTCCTCATCGTGGCGGCCTGTCTCGCCGGCTTCGCACTCGCACTCTAGCCCAGCCCGATGTTCTCACTGAACCCCTACGTCTGCCCGCTCGCGGGCCTCCAAGGCATCGTCATCGGCTCTCCCGAGTGGGTCGATGGCGGCCTGCACGTCGAGTCGCACCGCTCCGGCGGCCACCCGATCTACGGGTGGAATCACATCTGGAAGGTGACGAAAGCGTTCGCGCGCGCGGCCTTCTCGAACATGTCGGCGCGACCGAACCACTACCTCTACGCGAACCATCGCCTGCTCAACTACCAGGAGGCGGGGCGTCCGGTCGGCTACAAGCCTGAGGAGGCCGGCGTCGACCTCAAGAACGGTCGCCGCCGCTACGTCACGCAGCTCGGGAAGATCGATGTCACCGGCATCGACATGCAGCACTTCTGGCTCGACGGCCTGTGGGCCGTGATGGACAGCGACGTCGAAGACCTCGACGTGATCGGTCCCTTCGGTCCGCAGCCCGCGAAGCCGTCGTGCCAGCTCCTCGGCGAGTCGCTGATGCGCTCGCTCGCTGGGATGGCGCGCGAACTGGACCCGGCCTACGCGCAGGGACGTTCGCTTGCCCGGTGCCTCGACTCGTTCCTGCAGGCGTTCAAGCACCGCGCGCTCCCGAAGGAGGACATCTCGTTCTGGCTCGACTGGATCGACCAGGTCGCGCTGCCGAACCTGGAGAACGCTCCCGGCGTTGGTCCCATCTGGGGCAAGCCGAACGCCGACGGGAGCTACTACTCGAACCTGAACCAGTCGCTCTCCTGGATGCTGCTTCCGGTGTGGGAGTTGGCCGAGGCGTTCACCTCTGCGAACCTCGACGACGAGCGTCGCTTCGCCGAGCGCTTCACCTCGGTCGCGGTGCGCCTCTCGCAGTGGATGCTCGACATCGAGGAGATCAAGGGCGGCCTCGGCAAGTGGGAGAGGCTGCAGCTGAACCCGACCGTCATGGCCGGCGTCGGCGGCAATGCGCTCCCGACGCTGAAGGGCGCCGTCACCGCGAACGACATCGGCGGCGACCCGTGGTACCAGCGCTGGGCCGTCGCCTCGGCCGACGTCGCGGCGCACGTGCTCGGCACGCCCGAGGCCCTTGCCTTCGGCGACGCCGTGCTCCAGAGGGGCTTGAAGGGTCACAAGAAGGCCGACAGGGTGTGGCTCGTCGACAGGAACCGGGCCCCGCGCTGGGCCGCGTAACCGCAACTCGAATCGAAACCTGATCTCATGAGCTGGACGAAAGAACCTCCGACGATCGCTGGCGAGTACGCCATGTGCATGGTCGGCCAGGACGGAAATCGAACTCGCTACCCCGGGATGCAACACATCGCCGAGGGGCACGTGCTCCCCGCGCCGTTCGAGCGCTGGAGCGAACCGAACGTCGATCCTCCGATCGGCGACGACGAGTCCGCTCCTAGCGGGCGAGCTACCGACGGTGGCGATCGCGAGGCGTCGGCCGACGAATCCGTGCCCGTCTCGCCGACGCCGGAGGATGCGGACCTCTCCGGCCCGCCGCAGGGCGATCCCGACGCTCCGGCTGCGCCGCCTCTCGGCGACCCCGAGGAGTAGGTGACGCGAACCGGGTCTCGATGCGTGGAGTGGTGCGCTCGATCTAGCAGAGCGACCTTCGAGCGCGCATCGCATTCGGCACTCGATCCAAGCGCAAGCGGGAGCGCATCGAGACCCACCCTTCCAACTACGAACACCTGAGGGCCATGCGAATCAAGGGACAGACTTTCAACGACCGCGAGAAGGAGGCGCAGGGTGCCGACGCCGAAGACTGAGCTGGAGCGCCTGCGAGCGCTGGAGTGGGATGGCAAGATCGCCGCCTACGCCGAAGACCTGGCTGACGTCTGCCCCGTCTGCGAGCGCGGCAGTCCAGCTGAGGTCTCTCGCTGCCGCGATGGTCGCTCCATGTTCGATCTCGACGAACTGGGTGATGGCCACGAACCCAACTGCTGGCTTGCCGCACGCATCGCAGAGCTGGAAGGAGGCGACGGTGCCGACCAATCCGAAGGCGCCGGGCAAGTATCGTAAGCCCGACCCGGCGCCGGACGACGGCGTCATGTTCACTGTCGACGAGGACGGCCGCGGTCCGAAGTGGCCTTACGGCTCGGCGCTCCGCTGCATCCACAGCTCGAAGCAGCGCACGAACGAGGCCCGCAAGCAGGGCTTGATCGGCCCGACCGAGATCCGCCGTTGCCGCAAGCCCGTCGCCTACGAAGGCGCGAAGCGGTGCAAGCGACACGGCGGCTCGGTCGGATCGAAGAAGCTCTCGCCGAAGCTCGGCCGCCCGATCAAGCACGGTCGCTACTCGCGGGGCGCTGGCATCCTTCGCGCGCACTACGAGGCGTCGCTCGGCGACCAGTCGCTCTACGATCTGCGCGAGGGACTGGCGGTGATGGACTCGGTCGTCAAGCGCTCGCTGGAGCGCATCGGCGAACTCGACACCGCCGATTTCCGCGCTCGCGCGCTGAAGCTCTACAACGAGGCGCAGGACGCGCCCTCCTCCGGCGACGCCGTCGCCGCGCAGCTGAAGCTCCGCGAACTTGGCGAGCTTCTGGAGCAGGGCGGTGAGGAAGACAAGGCGCTCAACCTCCTCACGAACTCCGTCTCCACGATGCAGCGACGCGTCGAGGAAGCCTGGAAGATCAAGCTGATGCGCGACGAGACGATGAACGTCCGCGACCTCGTCGGGACGCTCGGCCAGATGGTCGAGATCGTCTTCCAGGTGTGCGGCGAGAAGGCTGGCAACGAGGTCGCCGCTCGCATCGACAGCATGATCCGCAGCTTCGCTCCGAACGGGGCTGGCGGGTCGTGGGCGACGAAGAGCTACAACGAGACGAAGAGGCGACTCGAAGGCGGCGGCAAGGTCGTCGACGCCGAGTCCACCACAGACTGAACCGAGAAACCCGAGACCCAGAAGGGGCCAACCCATGTCCGAGCTTCGAAACCTTCCGCCCTCAACTCCCATCGTGGAGGTCAACGTCGACGTCCTGATCGCGTCGGCCAAGCTGTGGAAGGACATCTTCCTGATCTCGATCGATCGCACGCCGGTGCGCGTCGCGGGCAACAGCTACGACGACGGCAGGAGGCTCGCTCACTGCATCGACACCGCGCACGCTGCCGTCGATAAGGTCTTCAATGCGAATCTAGCCCCTGATGCGGTGACCTCACATGCGGACGCTTCCGCTACGCCGTTCACCGAGACCGAGATCTACGCTGCGGTCAAAGAGGCAGAGGAACTGCTGAGGGAGTCGAAGGTTTGCATCCAGCCGGGTTCGAACGTTCACGAACGCCTTCGCAATGCGCTCTACGTCGGCGTCGGGAACAAGCCGGGCGGTGCATCGTGAGCCGCATCAAGCGCATCGCGACGACCGAGTTGGTCGAGTGCCCGACTTGCGGGAACCTGGAGGCGTTGTCGGCGATCGCTGACCCGCGCACGCGTCCGGCCTGCACGAACTGCGACCGCATCTACTCGTCGCACGTCTGGCGCGACGTCAACATCGTCTATCGCTCGAACGCCACCTGGTGGAAGCCCTGGACGTGGGGGCGCGTGATCGCAGAGACGGTCTACGCGGACACCGGGATCTCGACTCGCTACGCGGTCAGCCGCGGCATCGTCATCGACACGGAGGTGGCATCGTGAGCTTGCCCGAGAACATCCCGTCTCCGTGGAACAATGCCTTGAGCGTTGATGGCGAAGGCACGCAGCGCCCGACCATCGTCATGCTCGATGCGGTTCACGGCCAGATGTGCGTGGTCGCTGACCTGCTTCGGGTGATGATTGCCGACGAGGTGGGCGATGGGGTTGGTGATATCGAGAGCACCTTTGCTGGCGTCCCGCCGGGCGACACAATTCGCGATCTGATGAGGGAGCGGGATCACCTCCAGGATGTGGTCGAAAACACACTTGGCAGCTCGTGGTGACGGATGGAAGGCCCGCGCCGAGAAGGCCGAGGCCGAGGTCGAGCGGCTGCGGGAGGTCGTGCGGGAGTGCCGCAACGCCATAGCTCGCTACCAGTCAGGCCGACATCCGGCGCAGGGAGAGTGCCCGATCGGTTCGGCGGCCTTCGCGATGTGTCAGGAAGTGCTCCGTGCCGAGGCCGCGCTGGGCGAGGAGGAAGCGTGAGCACACCCACGAGCAAGGATGAACTACAGCTGATGGCCGCCATCGCCGCAGAGGGCCGACTCTTGGGGCGGCGCTGCGCCAAGGAGCTGGCCGAAGAGCAGGGGATGCATCCCCGGCGTGCGGAATACATCTACGAAAAGTGGATCCGCAAGGGTTGGTGGGAATGCGGCATCAGTAGGCGTACGGGCTGGCTGACCGAGGCTGGCTGGGAACGCGCTGCCGCGCTGGGCGAGGATGGGCGGGGCTGATGGGCTGCAACCACCGACCAGCCCGGGGCAGGGCTCACGGCGCGCGGTGTTTTTCACACCGAAAGGGACTTCTCTGGGTTCCCATCGCGCGCACGGAGCCGGGGCGGGTGGACGCTCCACGCCCCGGGCTGACCTACCGAGGACGACCGAGGACGACCGAGGACGACATGATCGCCATCAACGAGAACTGGAAGCGGGCCGAGTTCCTCGCTTCGCGCGCGACCGACATCGCCTGCAACCCGGCCGACGTCGAGACCGTCTGCGCGCTCGTCAGGGAAGCTGGGCTTCAGGACCGGATCACGGTTCGCGAGACGCCGCTTCTCCCGCCGGGGCGCTACTACGCCATCGACCGCACTGCGCTCGACGCCATCTCGAAGCTGGCCTGGGGCCCGATGTCGATCGAGCCGATCCCGCCGGCGCTGCAGGACGACGACTTCCCGGCGGTCTCGGGACTCGACGCGACGGAGCGCCGCGCGACGTTGCTGGACGGTGAGCACGCCTGGCAGCACGCCTGGCAGTGCGGCTGCGATTCGGAGCCGTGGGTCGCGGACGGCGCGGCGTGCCCCGAGTGTGGCTACAACCCGGACGACGAAGTCGGTCCGTACGGCGGCGAGGAAGAGGGCACCGTCGAGGGATGACCGACGGCGCACTCGGTCGGGCCTGGTCTCAGGTCATGATGTCTCGCGGCTCCGGCGACTTCGCCCGCTACCGCGACGACCCGGTCGCGTTCAGCGAGGACATCCTCGGCCGCCCGCTCTGGGGCGCCGCCGACTCGCCGACCGGCAGACCCGGCCAGATGGAGGTCGCGCGCGCGCTCGCCGATCCCAACGTCATCGACGTCGCCTGGGGCACCTGCCACGGCGTCGGCAAGACGTTCTTCGAGGCGAACATGGCCCTGTGGTGGTGGTGCACTCGCAAGGACTCCATCGTCGTTACGACCGCGCCGAAGTGGGACCAGGTGAAGGACCTCCTCTGGCGCGAGATCCGCGAGGCCCACAAGGGCGCGCGCGTCCAGCTGCCCGGCATCGTCACCACCGTCCGCGCCGAGATGATCGGCGCTCCCCGCTGGTTCATGTTCGGCTTCTCGACCGACACGCCGAAGGGCCAGGAGACCGCGGTCAAGGCTCAGGGCCTCCACGCGAAGGGCGGGCTGCTCTTCCTCGCCGACGAGGCGTCCGGCGTCCCCGAGCCGACGTACAAGACCTCGAACGGCTACATGACCGGCGGCAACGCGAAGCGTCTCCTCTGCGGGAACCAGAACCACCGCTACGGGACGTTCTTCGACGCGCTGCACTCGCCGACCACGGATTTCTCGTCGTTCCAGACGTCGGCCTTCGACGTGCCGGAAGAGTTCAACGGGCAACAACTTATGTCGCCCGCGTGGATCGAGAAGATGAAACGGGAGTGCGGCCCGAACTATGAGGAATCCCCTCTGTACCAAGTGCAGGTGAAGGGTCAGCCGCCCACCAGCGATGCTCACGGGCTGATCTCGATCGACCTTCTGCAGCAAAACGAGGGGTTGCAGCCCGCTCTGGAGTTTCGTTCGATCGGCGTCGACATCGCTCGCTTCGGGGACGACAAGAGCGTCGCCTACCTGAACGACCGAGGTCGAATCAAGGCCCGTCACCAGTGGGAACACGCACGCACGAACGAGAGCGCCACGATCATCAGGCAGCTGATGGAGAAGTGGGACGTCCCGAACGCGGAGGACGTACACGTCGACTCGACGGGGCTCGGCGCGGGCGTGGTGGACGACCTCTTCAACTCGGGCTACTACGTGGACCCGGTCGAGTTCGGCGCCGGCCCGTCGGAGGACTGGGACGACGTGCTGGACTACGACCTGTACGAGTTCAGGAACCGTCGCTGCGAGTTGCACTTCATTGCGTGGAAGCTGCTGCAGCTCGGCTGGCTCTCGATCCCGAAGCGCTATCAACAGGCGTGGGCGGATGCGATCGCGATTCGGCTCTTGCCCGACGACCGGTACTTCAAGGTCGAGTCGAAGCAGAAGATGAAGGAGCGCATCGGTCGATCGCCCGACGATCTCGACGCGATCCTCTGCTCGCTGTCGAAGGCGTCCGTGGCGCAGTCGTACGAGGGCGAGGGCTTCGTCGTCCCCGGCGCGGGCGGCTGGTAGGAGCACGGACCTGGGGCGGGCGACGAGGCGCCCCCGCCCGCCCTGGGTCTGGCCATTCGAACGCCGGCGCGGGTAACAGTCTCGCCGGTAGCTTCCCGGTGTTCACCGAGCCGGGATCGCGACAGCGCGAGGAAGGGCCGCGGACTTCGGCGTGCGCACGCCGGCCGCTGTGCCCGACCTCGCATCGGTCTTACCTCGGGGTGGCGCAGTTGGCAGCGTGCTCGGCTCATAACCGAGAGGCCGCCGGTTCGAATCCGGCCCCCGATACCAATCACCGCGGGCGAGGTGCGGCGTGAAGCTCTACCCGTCGGACATGATCGTCTCGCCGAACCTGGCGCAGGCGCTCCTGCGCAGCGCGCGGCTCGAACAGGACGCTCGCCGGGTGCGGATGACCGAGAAGCGCAAGGCGAAGCGCGAGGCGTCGAAGCGTGCGCGCAAGGCGCGGAAGGCGGCCCGCCGATGACCCCGCTCGACGACCGCTCCAACATGGAGATCGCGCAGCGCGCGACGCTCATCCGCTCGGCACGCCACTGGGTCTGGCAGTACATGCAGGGCAAGGACCGCGTCCCCGTCAGCGACATGGGGCGCGAGCTGCGCGCTGCGATTCGCTCGGTCATCTACCGGAGGGGCATTCGCATGCCGGCCGGCCTGTGAAGCTGACTCGCCGATCGCTCTTCGGGGCCGTGGCCGCCGCCGCTGGCGCGGTGCTCGGCCGGCGTCGTGAGGCTGCGCAGCCTTCGATTCCGTACACGTCCGAGCGGGTCGCCGCTCGCGACCCGCTCGCCTGTACCTGCAGCAACTGCGAACTGATCCGTTCCGAGCGTGAGCGGGTCGCCCGTGCGTTCGCCCAGGACTTCGCTCGCCGCCTCGACGAGCAGATCTTGGGGGACCTCACCTAGAAGCCGATGGCAGCCAAGAAGCGCGGGGCCAAGCGCACGACTCGGAAGACGACCGGCGGGAAGCGGACTGCCCGCGTCGTCCCCGTCGAGGCTGCCGTCGAGGACGAGGTCTCGAAGACGAAGGACGTTTTCGCGTCCGGCGAGACCGGCCTTGTTGCTGGCCCGGCGATCCAGGTTGGCGAGGACCCGGTCGCCGACCTGACGGGCCTGGCCGAGCACTCGACCACGAACGGGCACTCGAAGGGCATCACCAGCGGCTTCGTCGACGAGCCGGGCATCAGCTCGTTCATCCGCCGCCTCTACCCGGGCACGCAGGTTGGCGACGTCATCGAGGACCCGTTCCGCGAGAACGCTCGGGTCTTCTCGGCCATCTCCATGATCGCCGACGCCGCGATGTCGGTGCCGATCGTGGTGTTCGATGGCAACCCCGAGGTCGACGAGGACGCGAAACCGGTCCCCGAGGGCGACCCGATCGTCCAGCTCCTGAAGACCGTCAACCCGCTCATGTCGCAGTCAGAGCTGCGCGAGCGGATGGCGCTGTCGATGGAGACGACCGGCGGCGTCTTCTGGATGCTCACCGACAGCGGCGGCAACGACGTCGCCGCGACCAACCCGGAGCGCCCCGACAGCGAGATTGCGCTGCCCGAGGAGATCTGGCCGATCTCCCAGGCCGCCGTCTCCCCGGTGCGTGACGAGACGACGGGCCTGCCGGTCGGGTGGCGCCAGACGCTCGCGAACGGCAAACAGGTCATCCGCTCGACCGCGTCGATGCTGCACTTCCGCTACCCCAGCTCGAAGGGTGGTGTCATGGGCCTCGCGCCGATGGAGGTCGCGCGTCGCCGAGCGCAGCAGGAGCACCGGGCAGCGATCTACCAGGACTCGATCCTGCGCAACGGTGGCGATCCTGGCGGGATCATCATCCAGAAGTCGGCGATGCGGCCCGAGGTGCGCAAGCGCTTCGAGCGCACGATGCGCGAGAAGTTCAACGACGGCGCGCAGGCCGGCGACACCCGCGTCCTCTACGGGGACGTCGAGTACCACGCCAACCCGGTCACACCGAAGGACATGCAGTACGCGACGTTGTTCGAGATGAACGACGCCGCGATCAGCGAGGTGTTCCGCGTCCCCGAGGCCCTCCTGATGGGCGGCGCGAACTACGCCGAGCACAAGTCGCAGCTGCGCGTCTTCTGGACGATCAAGATGCTCGCCGTCTTCGCCCGCTGGGAGGACGCGATCAACGTTCGCCTGCTGCCTCGCCTCCGGGGCACCCGCGGCGCCAACTACCACGCGAAGTTCGACACGTCGAAGGTCGAGGCTCTGCAGGGTGACCTGTTGGAGATGGCCCAAGCGGCGAAGGCGCTTCGCGATCTCGGTGTCCCGCTGAACCAGGCGCTGCGCATGGCGGGCATCCAGACCGATCCGATCCCCGGCGGCGACGAACCGCTCGTCCCGACGACCCTCACTCCGCTTTCGAGCCTTCTGGACGAAGACGAGGACGCAGACGGAGATACGCCGGCGGGGACTTCCAACGACGACGACGAGGTCGTGGTCGAAGACGACGAGGACTCCGACAGCGACGAGTCGCCGGAGAGTGAGGAGGGCGACGAAGAGCGCTCGAAGCTCGACGCCGAGGTCCGCGCGCTGTCGGGCAAGAGCGTCACCGAGCGTCTGCGCGACGGCGAAACGCGCGACGCGGTGAAGCGGGTGGTGGCCGAGTCCCTGGCGAAGCTCGGTCTCCGCAGCCCCGATGGGGGGGCGGCCAACGGGAGCGGCGACACATCTGGCCGTGCCGTCGCTCCCACTGCCGCCGCGAAGGAGACGCCCGAGGAGGGCTACAAGCGGCGCCGCGCGCTGATGCGGAACATGGAGCGTCGTCGCGAGAAGAGCGACGCCCGCATCGCCGCCCGCGCGCGGAAGTGGGGTCGCGCGCAGCGGGCTGCGCAGCTCGCCCACCTCGACAAGGTCGCGAACGGTCGCTCGAAGTCCGCTCCGGCGCCCACCCGTCGTCGCTGGGGCATGAGCCGCAGCCAGGCCGAGGGGCTCGTCGACGCCCTCGGCTTCGATCTGTGCCTCACGGTCGAGAACGAGAAGGCGATCGAGCAGTGGTGCGCGCGCAACCGTCGCCTCGCGACGACGCGCAACCTGGACGACCTGATCACCGAGTCGCTGCTCGTGAAGGCGCAGCTGACGAAGAAGGAGCTGGACTCCCTCATCGTCGCGGCCCGCGCGCCGAAGCACTGGGAGGCCGAGTTGCGCAAGCTGTTCCGCGACGCGTTCCGCTCGGCCTACGACGACGGCGCCGCTGCCGTCGCGAGCGAGCTGGGCGCCGAGGCGCTCGACTTCGACCGCGCCGCGCAGGACTTCATCTCCTCGAAGCTGATCAAGGTCTCCGAGGGCGTGAACTCGACGAACGCCGACCTCCTGCGTCGCGCGCTCGCGAAGGCGTTCGCCGAGTCGCCGACAGACTCGACGGGCACCATTGCCGAGCGGCTGCGTGAAGTGCTCGAACCGGCCAAGACCGCCTCGCGCGACGTCTACACTTCGTTCCACAAGCGAGCGAAGACCATCGCCCGCACCGAGACGGGCGCGATCGACAGTCACGTTCGGCAGGAGTCGTTCATCGCGAGCGGCGTCGAACTCCACGAGTGGGTCGCTGCCGGCGACGACCTCGAACGCCCGACGCACGATTCGATCGACGGAGCGACCGTTCCGGTCGGCGAGTCGTTCGAGCTGCTGCAGGCGAACGGGTCGATCGTCGAGATGAAGCATCCCCACGATCCTTCGGGGCCAGCCCACGAAGTCGTCAACTGCCGCTGCGGCGCATTCCCCGTGATCGAATAGCCATGAGCCTGACCCTCGCAGAGAAGGTGCGCCTCGGCGCCGCGACCCCGGCCGAACTCGAATCGTTGTCGGCCGACGACCTGTTCGAGATCAAGACGAACGACGACCACACGCACTACCGCGGCAATGCGGTTCGTGCGATCGAGGCTCCGGCCGGATACGCGAAGGACCGCAAGGTGCTGCGCCTGGTCGCGTCGACGAACGACAAGGACTACTACGGCGACTCGATCGAGGTCACCGGCGGGAAGACGAAGACCGGCGAGCAGGGCGCCGGCTGGAAGATCGACGACTACAACCGCCAGGGCGGCGTGTACCTGTGGTCGCACAACCTCGGGTCGGTGAAGGCTCCGATCGGCCAGGCGCTGAAGACCTGGAAGGGTCGCATCGGCATCGACGAAGCCGGGCAGGACAAGCTGAAGGCGAAGACCGGTGGCCAGACGAAGAAGGCGCTGCTGCAGGACGTCGAGTTCCTGTCCGCCGACGACGGGCCCGACGACCACTTCAAGTTCGCCGAGACGATCTACCTGCTGATGAGCGGCAAGGGCACGCGCTCGGGCAAGGGCGTCGGCGGCAGCTCGGTCGGCTTCATCCCGACGAAGTGGATCCGTCCCGAGAACGCCGAGGAGCGCGAGAAGCTCGGCCTCGGCCCGTGGGGGATCAAGTTCCTGGAGCAGACTCTCCTGGAGAACAGCGCGACGCCGACCCCGGCGAACCCGTTCGCCTCGGTGATCCCCGGCGCGGCCTCCCAGAAGGCGAAGGGTGCGTTCGAGCGCACCGTGCTGGAGGAGCTGAAGTTCATGGAGGCCGAGTGCCGCCACCTGATCAGCCCGACCCTCGTGCGCTTCTTCCGTGAGCGCGCGGTGCTCGGCCACGACGACGCCGCCGAGAAGCTGGAGGCGCGGGTCCGCTCGCGGGTCTTCATCTTCGACGACGTGGCGAAGGCGGCCGGCTTCGACGTGACCACGGGCGACGCCACGGACTGCCTGGTCGTTCCGAAGGCGATCCCCGACGAGACCGGCGAGGTCGAGGAGCCCGCGGACCGCGGCGGCCAGGGAGCCCTCCTGCGGGCCCTGGGCGGCTCCGAGGGCGAAGAGGCCCCGGAGGGCGCGGAGGAGGCCCCGGAGGGCACCGAGGCGCAGGAGGCGAGCCCGGAGGCCCCCGAGGCCGGTAGCGAGGGGAAGTCGGCGGTCCCCCAAGAGTCGGCCGCGTTCGGCGTGTGGAACGCTGAGGGCAAGCTGGTCGCCGTCTCCGACGATCAGGACGACGCCCAGACTGCGTGCCCCGAGGGCGGTAGCTGGGGCGAGATCACCGTCGTCCCGAAGCTGGCGGACGCCGAGAAGGCGGGCGCCCCGGCCCGTCCGGAGATCCGCGCCGACCGCGGCGAGGACGAGGTCCGCATCGTCATCGACGGCGAGGCCCGCAGCGTGATCGAGCGCGCGTACGACGCCGCCGACCTCGCGATGGCGACCCTCGGCGCGATCCTCGACGCGACCGAATCGAAGACCACCGACCCCGAGTTCGAGTCGTCTCTCGGGGGCGGCACCGCTTTGGACCAGCTCGTCGAGCGCCTGGACAAGGTGCTCGACCGGCTGGAGACCGAGCCCGGCGAGAAGGCGACCTCGCGAACGGGAAGCGATCAGAACGTGACGGAGGCCGAGGGCGACGAGTCCGAGGCCGAACCCACCACCACCGAAGAGGCCGTCGCGAAGACGCTGAACGACCTCCTCCGAATCCTTTCCGACCAGCAGTAGAACCATGAACATCACCAGCACCGACACGGCCGAGCAGATCGCCGAGAAGCTGAAGAGCATCGTCAACAAGCGCGTGGCCGAGGAGTCGGCCGCTCGCGACGAGAAGACGAGCGACCTGGAGCAGCGCTACATGCAGCTCAAGGAGGGCCTCGACGCGATCTCCGAGCGCCTCAAGTCGAACGCCCACCACGGCGCCTCGTACGTCGAGGGCGCCGACGACGCCTTCAAGACCGACAACCCGGACAAGCAGTTCAACCTGCACCGCGGGCTCGTCGGCTGGCACACCGACTTCAACTACGACAAGACCCCGTACGGCGACCTCGCCGGCGAGAAGTCGCTCTGGCCCGAGCGTGACATCCTGATGGAGGCGACGAAGAAGGCGCAGAGCGCCGACGTCGACATCGAGGGTGGCTTCGCCGTTCCCGAGCAGTTCATGGCGGACTTCATCCCGATCCTGCTCGCGCGTTCGATCGCGGCGCAGCTCGGCGTCCGCTTCGAGACCGGCTTCTCCGGCTCGCCCGTGGTCTGGCCGAAGATCACCCGCGCCGCGCAGGCGTACTGGGTCGGCGAGAACACCGCGCCGACCGAGACCGACATCGAACTCGGTCAGGTGAGCATGGAGCCGCACGACCTGGCGGCTCTCGTCCCGATGTCGAACCGCCTGCTCCGCATGAGCGCCGGCGGCTTCGAGGCGATGTTGCGCAACCACCTCGCGCGGATCATGGCCCTGAAGCTCGACCTCGCGGTCTTCAAGGGCACCGGTGCCAGCGGCGAGCCGCTCGGCATCCAGAACGTCCCGTCGGTCCCGACGCTCGACTGGGACACCGTCCCGGCCGCCGCGGAGAAGGGCGACGCGTCCACCATCCAGAACATCACCGACAAGCTGTCGATCATGATGGAGACGGTGGACACCTCGAACGCCCTCGAAGGCGAACTGGGCTGGGCTGCGCACCCGCAGGTGCTCGGCTACTTCCGCGAGGTCAAGGACACGGACGGCCACCCGCTGTTCAAGTTCGGCGACCCGAACGAGACCGGCGAGCGTCAGCTCTACGGCTACCGCCTGCTGACCTCGACGCAGCTCGCCAACGGCGACCCGGCCGACTTCATCTTCGGCAACTGGGCCGACGCGATGGTCGGGCAGTGGGGGACGATGGTCCTCGACAGCTCGATGCACGCCGGCAACGCGTTCTTCAAGCGTCAGACCTACATCCGCGCGCACCTCGCCGCGGACGTCGGCGTGATGCACGAAGAGTCCTTCGTCCAGGCGACCAACTTCGACGCCACGGCCTAGGCCGTAGCCGAGAACGAACCCGCTCGAACAGACTCGAACGACAAGGACAAAGCCATGACGGCCAACAACCTCGACAGCCACATCAACCACTCGGCGCTTCCGTCGATCGACATCAAGACGACGTCGGACGCCGCCGGTACCACCACCACCGCAGCCGTGGACCTGCAGGACAGCTCGGGCTGCCTGTGGATCTTCGACCTGACGGACATCAACACCTCGGGCACGGTCGATTCGATCACCGTGCAGACCGACGACAACTCGGGCTTCTCGTCCGCGGCCACGGCCACGGACGGCGACGGCAACAACATCGCGTACACGACGCAGATCACGGCGACGGGGATCTTCATGGTCCGCGTCGACGCGAAGCACTGCGAGCGGTACGTGCGCCTGGCGATCGTGGACGCGACGGCCAACGTCGCCTTCGCCGTCGCCTCGCTGCCGTTCGGTTCGCAGTACAAGCCGAACCACGACTCGACCGAGCTGATCCTCTCGGCCTAGAACGACTCTCCTCCTTCGGAGCGGCGCCGGTTGGACATGGCCGGCGTCGCTCCCCTTCCCCTGAACCAGACGACCAGACGACGACATGGGAGCCACGCAGAACTCGATCGACGCGCAGGTGGGCGAAGCCTTCGACCTGCTGCCTCTGCTCGCCTACCCGAACGGGACCTACAACCCGACGCCGTCGACCTACACCGGAGCGTTCGACGCCGGCCTGGGTACGTCGCGGGAAGGCTCGGGCATCGTCGACGTCTCCGACTACCGCGGGATCGTGATGCAGTGCGTCGTCTCGCGGCCGAGCGGTTCGGGTACGCCCGCCGTCTCGATCATCCCCCACCACGGGCCCTGCCCCGACTTCGTGACCCACGACCCGTTCGGCACGGGATGGGGATTCTACGTCAACGGCAAGGGCGCCGGCGCTCCGGGTACGACCGTGATGCGCAACGTCTTCATCGACACGCGCCGGATCATGTCGCACCTCTCCGTCGAGGTCACCGTCGCGGGCACGGCCGCCGGCTGCCTCCTCGGCGTCTACGCGATCCCGATCGGGCCGAAGGGATCGCGCTCCCAGATCGACTTCGACTCGGACGACCTGCTCGACCTCTACAGCTCGGGCGATCGCTCCTTCCCCATCTCCACGAAGATCCCCTAGAGCACCGACATGGGCGCTTCCAACAAGTCGATTCGAACGATCGTCGGGCCGCCGGTCATGCTGATCCAGCCGCAGTTCTGGAACAACTCGACCGACCCGGCGACGGACAAGGTGTTCGGGCTCGACGCCGACACGCTCGCGGGCGCTGCCGGTGACCCGGCGCCGTCGGTGCTCGACCTCAACGGCTACCGCGGCGCGATCGTCACGGTCTGGCACTCGCCTCGCGCGGGTGGCGCGGGGGCCCAGTCGCAGTTCCGCATCAAGCACGGCGACGCGGCGGATAGCGACACGCACGAATTCCTCGACGACGACGTCGGGGGCTGGGGCTTCTTCCGCGTGTCGACGGCCGGCCTCGGCTTCCCGCGTCCGCTGACGTTCCTCATCGACGCGAAGAACGTGAAGCGCTACCTCTCGGCGAGCCACGAGGCGAACGGGAACCAGTACTACGCGGCGACGGCGATGCCGATCGGGCCGATCTACGCGAAGAACGACCTGGACGACACGCGCGATCTCTTCATCACCGGGAGCGGCGAGCTGTCGTTCCCGGATCTCTCCTGAACCTGAAACCCAAGGGGGCCACCCATGACCCGCAAGCGAGGACGCGCACAGGCGCACGAGATCGTCGAGAAAACGGAGCAGGCCCAGGCCGGCGTCGTCACGGAAGAGCCGCAGGCCGAGACGAAGGCGGATGGCGAGGTCGTCCCGATCTACGTCGTCAAGAAGCACGGCGCGATCTACTGGGAGCGCGGCGGCGAGCTGCGAGGCACCGAGGGCTACGCGGTGCGCGGCGACGACCCGTTCATCCAGTACTACTTCCGCGAGGACCAGCCGGGCATGGTGCCGGCGATGCTGGTCCGCGACGACACGGCGACGCCGGACCCGCCGTCGAACTGGCCGCAGCACTACCGCAAGAAGGCCGGCCCGGCGTTCATGACCGCGCTGGAGAAGCAGTCGATGGCGGCGGCCCGCGAGCGCAAGCTCAAGGAGGCCGCAGAGGCGAAGGCGAACGCCGAGAAGATCCTCGGCGAGATCCCGGAGCAGGACGAGCTGTGAGCATCTTCGTGCCGCAGAAGGTCGCCGACGAGATCGAGCGCGAGCGTGCCCGCAAGGTGCGCCTGGAGACGACCCTACTTCGCTTCGAGGTAGAGGTCGCGGCGAAGGACGTCGTGTCGATCCAGCGATCCTCGGGGCTTTTCCGCGGCGAGCATGCCGGCGGCACGACCCTGCGCATGCGTGACGGCAAGAGGGTCTTCGTCGCCGACTCGACCGAGGTCGTCGCCGCGAAGTTCCGTGCCGCCGACATCCCCTGCCCCGAGGAACTCTGCTGATGCCCGCACTCGCTCTGACCACGCTGGCCAACGTCAAGGTGCTCGCGAAGGAGACCGGATCCTCGGATACCGACTTCGACGCGATCGTCGGTGCGTTGATCACGGCTGTGTCGGAGCGAGCGCAGAGCTACATCGGGCGGGAGTTCGCGACCGCGGCGCGCACCGAGCTGTACTCGATCGGCATGCGTACGCGGTCGATCTTCCTCCGCAACCCGGCGGTCGACACGGGGCAGACCTTCGAGATCCGCAACGACCTCCTTCGGAACTTCACCGGCGACGCGATGAGCGACGACACGTACTCGCTCGACGCGGAGTCGGGCGAGATCTACTTCGTCTCCTCGCTGCTTGCTGGCCCGAACGTCCTGCAGGTGATCTACACCGGCGGGATGGCCGCCGACGCGGCCACCCTGCAGGCCACGTACCCCGACCTGGAGTTCGCCGCCCGGCGCCAGGTGCTGCACGAGTTCAACCGGCGCATGTCGCCCGGCGTGAAGCGCGCGACGTCTCGTCGTGGCAAGCAGAGCACGGAGGGCGAGGGCGAGCTGAACTGGCTCGACTCGACGCGCGAGGTACTCGACTCGTTCCGCCCGACGTGGATGGGCGAAGAGGGGGTCTTCTAGGTGGTCGAGGTCAAGACCAACGCCGACGACTTCGATCGGCGGGTTCGCGCGTTCGCTCGCATCTTCCCCGAGGAGTTCGACACCGCGCTGAACAAGCTCGGCGCGCGCTGGCTCCGCGGCATGGCCGGCCGGCTGAGTCGCGACTCGCGCAACCGTTCGCGGACCAAGGTCCGCTGGCGAACCGGCCGTCTCGCACGCTCGTTCTTCTTCAACCTGAACGGCAAGGGCGGGAAGCTCGAAGGCAAGGAGCTGGCGTTCGGCTCGCGCATGCCGGGGCAGACCAACTACGCCGGTGTCCACGAGCTGGGCACGCGCGGCGCCGGCGGCACGCTGCCGACGATCCGCCCGACCCGCAGCCAGTACCTCGCGATCCCGCTGCAGGCGGCGTTTGAGGGCACTGCCGAGGCGCGGCCGACGTCGGCGTTCCGGCCCGACTCCTTCGTCCTGAAGGCCGCCGACGGGCGCCTGTTCATCGTGCGGCGCTCGGGCGACGGCCTGCAGCTGCTCTTCAAGCTCCAGAAGACCGTCGACATCCCGCCGCGGCTCGGCATGCGCGACACGATGCGCAGCGTGCTGAAGAACAACCTCCGGCGCGAGACGCTCGCCGCGCTCGACCGGGCGGCGAGGAAGGCGTTCGTAGCATGACCTCGTTCGCCACCGTCGACGTCCTCGACGTCCTGCTCCCCTTCGCGGGCTTCACCGAGACCGGCTCGATGCAGGCCGAGTCGACGAACTCGGGCGACCTGGTCGTGCAGGCGCGCGCCTTCTCGGGCCGCGTCGAGCGCTCGTGGTCGTGGGAGGTCACCTTCGACACGGTCGTCGCGCGCGATCGACTCCTCGACCTGCACGAACGCTCCGGGTACGGCGTGCTCCCGCTTCGCTGGACGCCTCCCGGCGAGAGCGAGATCAGCGTGTTCCTCACCTTCCCCGACGGCCTGCCGACGCGCGAGAACCCGGACCTCGGGCACTCGTTTCGGATCCAACTGGACGAGGTGCTCTGATGGCGACCGCTACCGCCGCCGAGCAGGTGCTCCAGGAGCTGAAGACCGCGCTCGAAGACATCACCGTCGCGAACGGCTACAAGACCGACATCGGCGTGGTCGAGTTCGAGGAGAAGATGCCCGAGAACATCTACTCCTACCCCGCGATCGCGATCAGCGAGATCGGGACGGACGAGGACCAGGACTCATTTGCCGACTACAACGCGTACTGGATGCGCTGCCTGCTCGAAGGGTTCATCGAGAGCACCCTCGACAAGAAGGGGCTGGCCGGCCAGCTCTGCGGCGACATCCGCGACCGCCTGTTTTCCGAGCTGCCGGCGGTGCTGGGCAGCCTCTCCAGACAGGTCAAGATCGACTCGACGTTCCGCATCTACGGAGACGAGAGCGACCCGAGGGCCGGCTTCCTGATGGTGATTCGGATCTACTTCCGAACGCCCATCCAAGACTCTTTCACTCTGATCCCCTAGCCCCGACCGACTCATGGTTCTTCTCACTCAACGGAAGCAGCTCGGGCTGAAGATCGAAGCCGTCGAGGGCACGCCCGAGACGATCACGTCTTCCGAGCTGGTCACGGTTCTCTCTCCGAACCCCACCATCAACCTGAACAACGTCCGTCGCCCGGTGCTGCGCGGCACGTTCTCGAAGCTCGCTTCGCTGACCGGCATCCAGGACGCCGCGCTCTCCTACCAGCAGGAGTTCGCGGGCAACCTCGCCGGCGACCCGACCATCGCCCCGGCCATCGGTGTCTCGATGAAGGCGTGCGGGTTCCGCGAGGTCGATCTCTACGCGGTCGAGATCGCGTCGTTCACGGGCGACCGCGTCGTCGTCGGCGACATCCTCACCGGCGACAACAACGCGTCGGGCACGGACACCGTCCGCGTCATGGCGACGATGAAGAAGGACACGTTCGACGACGCCGGCGGCGACAAGAACACGCACGCCGACATCCTCTTCTTCGAGCAGCTCACCGGCGCCCTCACCTCGTCCGACACGTCGCTGACGTGCCTGAACCCGAACCTCGCGGTCGGCGTCTCGCACTCGCTCGCGGCTCCGGTGCTCGGCCTCTCGTCGCAGACCCCGACGCGTGTGGGCACGGCCTACGTCCCGACGTCGCAGAAGATCCTGCGTGCGACCGGCGCCATCACCGGCACGTTCACGGTCGGCGAGAACGTCTTCCAGCTGATCGACACGACCAGCGCGGCGAC